CCAAGGACAGGACGTTGCTCACTCGTCCGGGCACCACGTTCTGCGGCGCAGTCAAGGACGAGACCCTGCGACCCGAACTGCTGCCCTTCGTGTTCTCGGAAGACCAGTCGTACGTGATCGAGTCGGGGGACAAGAACTTCCGCGTTCGAGCGTCGGACGGGGCGCTGCTCAAGGCGGAGTCGGTCGTGGCTCTTGGGGGGTTCTCTGGGGCTGGAACGATCATGTGGAGATCGAATGACGTTGGAGTGACGTGGGACACGCCCACGCCCCCCATCACTTCAACTTACAAGGCAGTGTGCCAGGCTGCCAATGGCAGACTTGTGGCAGTCGGGCCCATTGGCCTGGCGGCTCTGAGTGACGACGGGGGGACCACTTGGAGATATGTGCCGGCCGGAGGCGTTACAGGACTGGGGGTGGCGTTCAATGGCCGCACCCTGTTGTCGGTCGGAGGTGCGATGGGCGCAATTTCTCACGACAACGGGGAGACTTGGCAAGGGTACGGATTCGACCCCAGCACGACGAGCTGGACTGCGTCCATGTCGGGCGTGGGCGTGTCCTGGGGAAACGGTCGATGGATCATGGTCGGGACTACCATCTCCGGGGCAGTGCGTGCCAGATACGCCTACTCTTACGACGGCGAGAACTGGGGAGGCGCGTACGAGCTGGACGGCCTGGATGCGGCCTACGCCACGTCACAGCTCAAATCTGTGTGCTTCGTGTCAGGGGCCTTCCTGTGTGTCGGTTACGCTGGGACGACGGGCATATACGCCACGATCGGCGTACTGGACGCCAACGCGAAGTGGGGCACTTTAGGATCTAACTTGGTGATGGGCGTGGCGACAGACGGCGCTGGGCACGCCAAGTTGGTTGGCGGGTCCGTGGAGACAAACCCTCGCAGTCGCGTGTGGTCTTACGACTCGGGGTCTGGGTTGGTATCCGCGCCAGAAGCGCTGGCCACGTCGTCACTCACAGACGACACACTCGAAGCCGTGTGTTTTCATCGCGGGAGCTGGGTGGCTGTCGGAAAGAACAGCGTCGTGAGAGTTTTGACGGGGTCCGCGTGGTCTACCAGCGTTCAGGCGGGAGACCCCAGAACTTTCTGGACAGTGTGCTCCGGAGCGGGCGCCGAGGTTTTGGAGGTGTCCACTCCGTACACTGTGGGCGCGCAGCTCAACCACGCGCAGTCGGGCGACGTGCTCACCCTGTTCAACAAGTACCTCCCGCCGAAGGAGCTGCGTCGGTACGGTCTCTTCGACTGGCGCTTGGAGGACTGGTACAAGGTGCCTCCCACGCGCAAGGTTACGGGCCTCGCCTTCACGGGCACTCCCGACCAGACGGGGGACTCGCTCCATCCGCCTAAGGCGTGGAAGTACGTGGTGACCTGGGAGGACGAGGAGACGGGCAGGGAGTCCCTGGCCTGCGCCGCGCTTGTTCCTGGCAGCTCTGGCAAGATCGTGCTGTATCCGGATAAGCCGATCGGCATTCAGTGGGACGCCATCTCCAAGGCCAGTAGGTACTACGTCTACCGTGGGCGCAACGACGAGTGGGGCTACGTCGGCTCTGTCAAGCAGCCCACGTCGATCTTGGGTACCGCGTTCGCCACCGTGTACTTCAACGACGACGGCCAGATTCCTGTCACGAGCGAGGACCCTCCAAGCTGGAGCAACCCGTTCCAGTCCGACCTGTCGTACCCGGTGTGTGGGTGCTACTTCGGCGACCGGTTGGTCGTGGGAGGCAGCCTCGTGCAGCCGCACACCGTCAAGGGCTCCGCTGTGGCGGACTACTACGACTTCGACGAGCACTTCATCACGGACGCGGAGGATGCGTACGAGTTCACCCTGACTGCTCGACGGTACGAGGAGATCAAGTGGATCGTACCTCTGGAGGCCCTCATCGTAGGCACGTCCGAGGGCGAGTGGCTGCTGAGCGGGTCCGGGGAGGAGGCGCTTTCACCGGTCAGCGTTCACGCGCGAGAGCGGTCCACTCAAGGCAGCGGGGAAGTGCCGCCTGTTGTGGTGGGCGACGGGGTGCTCTATCTGCAACCGGGGCACCAGGGCGTGCGCGACTTCGCGTTCCAGGAGGCGTCGTCGCAGTGGGGAGGCCAGGACCGCACGGTTTACTCCGGTCACCTGTTCAAGGGGCACTCGATTGTCTCGTGGGCTTTCCAGCAGAAGCCCAACCCCACGGTCTGGGCGGTGCGGGACGACGGGGTCCTGCTCTCCCTCGCGTGCGTTCGAGAGCTGAACATGTGGGCGTGGGCTCGACACGACACGGACGGTGGACTCTTCGAGCGCGTGTGCGTCGTCCCCAACGGAGAGGCCGACAAGGTCTTCTTCGTCGTGAAGCGTGGGGCCCAGCGAAACATCGAGACGCTGGACGCCACTCCGAGCACGACCACCAGTCAACTTAGGTTGGACTGCAAGGTCACGCTGACCTACGGCTACCCACAGCCCACGATCACCGGACTACCTTTTCAGACGGGCACGGCGTACGTGATAGCAGACGGAGTCGCGCTCGGAGCGTTCACGGTCGTCGCGGGCGGCTCCATCTTCATCAACAACGGCAACTCCTACACCACGTTCACGGTCGGTCTGCTGTCTCCGGCGCAGTTCGGCACGCTCGACTTCCCCTCGGAGCACGGAAAGCGCAAGACGATCAGCGGTGTGGGCGTCGAGTTCACGTCGCTCGCGCCCTCCGACGTGGGGGTCCAGATATCGATAGGGGAGGCCCCAGGCACGGAGAGCTTGCGGTATCTCACCGACGCGGAGAACACCGTCCTGTCGGTGCCCGTGGACACCAGCACGAATCCTGGAGGCAGGTGCTCCGTGACTTTTTCAGGTCCGACGTTCCTTGAAATTCGCGGAGTGACTCGGGAGGTGTCGTGATCCAACTTCAAGCACCCACCGAAGCGCACGTCTTGGAACTGGCCGCGAACATGCGGGACGGAGATCGACTGGAGTGCCTCGCTGCGTACTCCGATCCAGTCGACGCAATCTGGGACTCTCTGGCTTCGGCAGCTCTGGCTTGGACCGGCGTGAACAGCAAAGGCCGGGTCGTTTTCATGGCAGGAGTGAGCCCTGAGGGACGTATTTTTCTTCTGTCCACGGGCGCCGTGGACTTGGAGCCCTTGGCCTACTGCCGGTCGGTGAGAGGGCTTCTTCGTGAGGGAACCAAGGCCCTGGGCAAGCTACTGTGCTACGTTGATTCTCGGTACGAGGTCTCGCTGCGATGGCTTCGTGGGATGGGTTTTATGATCGACGACAAGCACCCATTGCCAGTGGGCGTCAACGCGGTGCCGTTCTACCCGTGCACTTACGGAGGGGCGTGATGGGTTTCATCAAAGGAGCGTTGGACGGATTCGCTCAGGAGAAGGCCCTGGCCGCTCAGTCGGGGCAGGCGTACGTCAACTCGGCCCTCGCGGACAACGCGGCAGCCGACGCTTTGCAGCGTGGAGAGCAGAAGGTGGCCCAGGTGGCTGCCGAGGGCAACCAACGTGTGTCTGCGCAGAAGGTCGCCTACGCCAACGCAGGCGTGGACACCTCCAGTGGCACCCCCGCCAAGGTCATCTCGCAGACTGCTATGATCGCTCAACTTGAGGAACTGACTCAACGAAATAACGCAGCGAGAGCAGCTTACGGGTACAAGGTTCAGGCGGTGCAGCTCAGGCAGCAAGCCGAGGATCTCAGCCAGGCAAGTCAGTCGGCTGGAGCTGATGCTGGGGTAGGGTTGGCGATTGGCGGGGCGACATCAGGATTCGGGAGCTGAGACACTTATGGCCAACATACCAGCAGCTCCGACTTTCGCGCAGACGGACACCGAAGCTCTCCCCACGCCGTTCGACAGAGGGGACAAGACTCTCCCGGCGCAAGCTATCGCGCGTGCTGGTAAGATCGCGTCGGAGGTGGGGCAGTTCGCCATGAGCGCGCTACAAAAGTCCGTGGACCAGGCCGACGCCACGGCAGTTCAGGAGGCAGAGACCCAGTACAACCAGGAGATCCAGAGTCGCCTGTACGGCACCCCGCCCACCCAGGACTCCGAGTATTCGACTCGGCTGAACGCGGGTCTTCCCGTCTCGTCCTCCGAAGGGACTGAGGGGTTTCGAGCGCTCAAGGGCCACGCCGCGCTGTCGCAGTCGGCGGACGTGACGAAGTCGTTGGAGGATGCCCGCAAGAACATCGCGGGCGGTCTGACCAACGACCGTCAGCAGCAGCTCTTTCTGAGCCGCACGCAGTCCGAGATGCTCGGTGCGCAGCGGCAAGTGGAGCAGCACACCTTCGAGCAGGACCAGTACGTCAAGGACGAGGCGTTCAAGACCAGCATACGCACCACCGCGCTCTCCGCCGTCAACGCCTACTCCGACCCTCTGGAGCGTCAGCGGCAGATCGAGACATCGCGTCCGTGGCTGGAGCTGGAGGCCGAGCGCCAGGGGCTTCGAGGTCGGGACGCCGAGGTCTTCGTCGAGAAGTATCAGGGCGCCGTGGCGGAGCAGGTGCTCCAACGCATCATGGCGGACGACGGGCGCTCGTCGGACGCGCTGGCATTCTTCGAGCAGAACCGTCAGAAGATCGGGCCTGACGCGCACAAGTACGAGGCGCAGCTCAAGAGGCTCTCGACCGTAGAGAACGCCACCGACGAGGTCAAACGCATCGAGCAGCAGTATTTCGACGACCCCGCCGCGCAAGAGAAGGCCGTGGCAGGACTCTCCGGCGAGATGGGGGCGAAGGCCCTCGACATCTTCCGCGAGCGCCTCGGGGCCCGGGAGTCCGCGCAGCGTGCTGCGGACAACGCGACGCTGGGCACGGTGGTGGACAACATCGAGGCGAAGAGAGTCCAGAACTCGGGGCAGCTTGAGCACGACCCCGCGTTCAACAAGCTGTCCGACGAGGGCAAGGGCAAGGCGCGTGAGCATCTGCGCCTGATGCAGAACTCGGTCCGCATCAACGACGCAGAGTGGCGCCGGCAGCAGCGCGAAGCGGACCTCGCCATGCTCCACGACTTCCAGGCTGTGCCCCTGGAGGACCGGGTCAAGCTGGACCTGAACCAGCGCTACGCGGGCGTGGCAAGCCCCAACGGAATGAACCTGATCAAGGCCGAGATGCTCAAGGCCAAGAAGGAGTTCGCCAAGGACGGCGGGGTCAAGGAGATGGAGTTCGATCGCCTGGTCCAGACCGAGGCCCAGGGGATCTTGCCCGACAAGCAGGATATGGACGAGTTCAAGGGAGTGCTGCGACGCCTGCGGTCGGACTGGATGGTCGCTCCGGGAAACACCGACAAGCCCCTCCCGCGCGAAGAGGCGATGAAGTGGATCACTCAGCAGCTCACTCGCAAGGACGTTCCGTGGGGCTTCGACAAGTTCGCCTACAGGCTCTCTCCCGAGGACAACAAGAAGTACGGCAACACGTCGGAGCAGCCCTACTGGCAACAGCGGTTGGCTCAGCCCAATGAAGCGCCAGGGTCAGCTCCGCAGGATCCCGCGACCTCGGCTCCGAGCGTGCCGACGCGCAAGCAGGCAACAGCCACCTCGGAGATACCTACCGAAGTGCTGACTAGGATCAAGAGTGACTACGACGGCTGGAGGGCGCAGCACCCCAACAAGCCCCCGGTGTCAGACGCCATGCTTCTTCGGGCGTACAACGACGGACTTGCCAGCGGAGCGTGGTAGATGCCGACTGACTGGGACAAAATCGAAGGTGAGATCTCCGCCAGCGCGAACGGCACTCCGTCGCCGGAGCTGGACGTGGGGACCACGGCGCGCATTCCCGACGAGCCGGTCGTGCAGCCGTTGGAGTTCAAGCGCGAGCCGGCCGGGGCTGCTCAGCCTCCGTCTCCTCCCGTTGTGAACTGGGACGCGCTGGACCAGCAGCAGGAGCAGGACAACCAGACCAAGGACAACCGGCTCCGGTTCTTGTTCGAGCAGGGTCTCCAGAAGACCCCGGACAAGCACGCGAATATCAAGACCCTGGTGAACGAGACGGGGCTCAGTCCGGATCTGGTGGAGAGCCAGTACGAGGCCGTCAAGAACGCCGTGGCCGCCGCCAAGTTCAACCCGACGAAGTTCAGGGAGGAGAACCCCAAGCTCGCGCAGCTTCTCCTGGAGAACCCGGACGCGGCCAAGCCAGTCCTTCATGATGAGGAAATCTCGTCGCTCACGAAGGTTCTGCGCGCATGGGATCGGTGGAGCACTGCCAACCCATGGGCTGCGAGACTCAGCGAGTTCTCCGTCAACCCCGCCACCATGCTGGGCTACCCGTTGGTGGGCGTGACGGCGGAGCTGCTGGACGCGCCTCCACCCAAGCAGACAGCGCAGGTGGAGTCACCGTCCGGGAAGCTGACCGGCCTCGAAAGGATGTTCGGCAAGACCGAGCAGGTCCCCTCCGACCTTCCGGACACGGGGCCGAGCGCGGACGCGATGGCGGAGATGGCGCTTGCCACGGGCAAGGCCCCCCAGGCGACGACCAAGATCGTCACTCCTGGCATCTACCAGGACGCCTTCCAGAACAACCAGAAGCAACTCGAATACTCGAAGCTGGGTTTCGAGCTGATGCTCAAGCGCGGACGGGCCGAGGCCAGCGGCTCCCCCGCCGACACGTGGGATCTGGAAAAGAAGATCCTCGCGGCCAAGCAGGACTTGGGGCAGCGGTACTACAACGCCAACTTCGTCGAGAAGATGCTGCTCGACACCGCCGAGCTGGCACCCTCGCAGTTGGAGGCGTTGAAGGGCGGCGGAGTTGGAGGAGCTGTCGGCGCTGGTGTGGCCGGAATCGGAGCGCTGGTAGCGACTCGCAGCCCTGGCGTGGCCAAGAAGGCCGCTCAGCTCGGCTACAAGTACGGATCGCGCATCGGCGCCTTCTCCACGACCTACCGGCTGGAGTCGGGTTCGGCTTACCTGGAGTACCTCGACACCAAGACGGACTCCGGCAAGCTCATCGATGAGCCGGCAGCGCGAGGCGCGGCAGCGCTCTACGGAGTGGTGGCTGCGGCTGTCGAGGTGGACGCGCTCGGGCCGTTCTTCAGCATGTTCGGACCTCTCGGGGATGCTGTCGCCAAGGGCGAGGGCTCCGCGTTCATGAAGAACATGCTCCGGGACAGCTCGTTCCGGTCGGTCGCCACGGACATCGGCAAGCGCCTTCTGCACGGGGCCAACGCGGAGGCGTCGCAGGAGGCCATCCAGCAGGTGGCCCAGGACTTCTTCGGCTACGCGGCCAAGACGGTCACTGCCGGTGCTCCGCAGAAGGCCGACCTCATGAGCACGGCCGAGGCGTCGGCGGAGGCCTACTCCAAGGCGTTCACGGGCACCGGAGTCATGGGCGTCGGCGGCATCCCCTCCACGCTGCTCGGGCACGCCTACCAGCAGAGCGTATCGCGGGAGAGCGGGACGCTCGTGGCTGCCATGGCGAACCTGGCGGCAAACAGCCCCGGGGCGAAGTCGGCACCGAAGGTGGTGGCGGGACTGGTCGCTGACCAGACGGCGTCCGTGGGCGCCCCCGTCACGCACATGTACGTGAAGGCCGACGCTTTCACGACGCTGTTCCAGTCGCAGAACGCGGACCCCTCCGAGGCCGCTCGCAAGCTCATGGGGGAGGACGGGCCCAAGCGCCTGCAAGAAGCGCAGGCTGGAACGAACGGTGGAGCGATCGCTGTGCCCGTGGAGGAGTACCTCGCGAAGTGGGGAGACAAGGGCGTCGCGGAGGCCCTGGCCGGTGACACCACCTCGCAGCCGCACCTCCCCACCATCAACATGCAGGTGGCGTTGGCCAAGGAGATCCAGGACTGGCGCAAGGCGCTGGTGAAGGAGTACGACGACGAGAATGCTCCCGAGCCGAAGTCGGACGCGGAGAAGCGCCTCGTGGACGCTGTTCGCAAGCAGCTCGTGGCCACGGGCGTGGAGAACCCCGCTGACGCTCGTCGGTCCGTGTCGATCATCCGAGCGTTCATCCGCACCCAGGCCTTCGAAGCCAGGGTCTCGGAGGACGCGCTGTTCAGCGCGTACGCGGCCTCAGTGGAGAAGACCCAGTCAATTGACGTTGAAGCGATGGCGCAGGACTCCGTGAAGACCGCCACGCAGTCGGACCAGGCACGGTGGGCGGGGCTGTCTCCCGAGGCCAAGGCCAAGGAGATGTTCATCGACCCGGGCACTGGCCTCCAGAACGCGCGTGCGTTCGAGATGCGAGCCCAAGATCCGTCCAAGCCCTTCGTGGCGGACATCTCGGTGGAGGGGACGAAGTACAAGAACAAGGAGGGGCACGACCAGGGCGACGCGCTCTACCAGGCCACGGCCCAGGCTCTCCACAGCGTGGCCCCCGACGTGGCCAAGGTGGGAGGCGACTTCAAGCTGGCGGTGAAGGACCAGTCCGAGCTGGACTCCATTCTGGCCCAGGGCAACGCCAACATGCTGGCGAAGGGTTACACGATCACCGGCAAGCTCGGCAAGACCTCGCAGGAGGCCCAGGCCGCGCACATCGCCTGGAGGGAGTCGGAGGAGGCTGCAAAGCGCCGCGCCCCTAGGGGCGAGAAGCCTTTGGGGGCCTCCGAGGGCCCGATTCAGGCCTCGCCCGTGCAGAACGTCACGGTCCCCGAGAGCCTGCGCGCCGCGTTCGACAAGATGCCCGACGAGCAGGCCCGGATGGCGGTCCACATGGACCCCTCCACGGGACTCCTGTCCCGGCAGGGCTTCTTCTTCCGGACGGAGCGCAAGTTCAAGGCGTCCCTGGACCTGAACAAGCTCAAGTCGATCAACAACCAGTTCGGAATGGCTGTCGGCGACCTCGTCATCTCGACGTTCGCCGAGGAGGCCAAGGCTCTCGGGGCCCCTGACCTCGACTTCGCTCACTTTTCGGGCGACGAGTTCGCGCTCCAGGCAGACGACAAGGGGCAGCTCCAGGCGTTCGTTGACACCCTCGGTACGGTGTGCGACAATGTGCGTGTAAAACTCCCGAGCGGGGAGTTCATCGACGGAATCACGTTTGGCTACGGGATCGGAGAGTCGTATGGCGAAGCCGACAAGCTCATCGAAGCCAACAAGCAAGCAGGAGTCGAAGCCGAGCGCGCCGCCCGCGAAGCACGAGCTGTGGATCGGCAAAACCAAGGTGATGGAAGCGGGGGAGCAGGTGCCGAAGGAGGAGTTGCAGGCTCGAATTCGTGGGGCGGTGCGCAAGGTTCTCGGGTCGCAGCAGAAAAGCTCTACCAAGGCGAACGGGGCTTCGTAAAGAAGCTCTGGCAGGACGGCAAGAAGCTGTTCAAGATCGGACTGACGGAGGAGGCGGACCTGTCCACTTTCCTCCACGAGTCCGCGCACATCTTCCTCGACATGATGGGAGACTTCGCCGAGGCGCAGGGCGCTCCGGACCGCCTCGTCAGCGATTGGCAGACCACGCTCAAGTGGCTGGGCGTCACGGGTAAGGACGAGATCCGTCGCGAGCACCACGAGAAGTGGGCCCGCAGCTTCGAGACGTACCTCATGGAGGGCAAGGCCCCCAGCCTCTCCCTGGCCGGCGCGTTCCAGCGCTTCAAGCTCTGGCTCGGGGAAATCTACAAGGCCATCGCTCCGGAGCAGATCGACGACACCATCCGTGGCGTCTTCGACCGCATGCTCGCCACCGATGCTGAGATCGAGCGCGCCCGTCTCGCCATGGGCTGGGACCAGAAGGTCTTCGCCACTGCGGAGGAGGCCGGGATGACCCCGCAGGCGTTCGCAGAGTACCTGGAGGAGCGGGAGAAGGCCCTGTCCACGGCCACGCTCGCCGCCCAGCGACGCGCTGCCAAGGACAAGCTCCGGGTCACCGACACCTTCCTCAAGGAGGCACGCCGCAAGGCCAAGACGGACGCGGGGTCAGAGTACGACGCTCTCCCCGAGTCGCAGGCGTCGCGTTTTCTCGACCAGGGCGACCCCGGCACCAACGAGGCGCTCAAGTCGATCAAGGACGAGGCTGGCCGGCGAGTGGGGCTCATGCCCGAGTCGCTGGAGAACATGCCCAAGGTCCCGGAGGCGTGGAAGGACGAGGAGGGTCTCTACCCCGACGAGCTGGCCCGCATGCTGGGCGAGCCTGACGGGGAAACCCTCCTCTGGAAGATCACCAGCCTCAAGGACAAGGACACCTGGGTCAAGGATCGCACCGAGGAGCTGCTCAAGGAGCGCCACGGCGACACCATCGCCGACCGCGTGAAGTTGTCGGAGATCGCCAACCAAACGCTCCACAACCAGGGCACCAGCGCGTGGCTCGTGAAGGAGTGGAGGGCTCTGCGTCGCAAGGTGAAGGGAGACGACGGAGGCTCTGTCACCGAGGCCATCGGGCTTGCGGCGAAGGACATCGTGGAGGGCTCCACGGTCCGCAGCCTGAACGTGGACCGCATCCTCAACGCCGAGCGGGAGGCTGCTGGCGCCGCCGCCTTCGCCGCAGCCCAGGGCAACTACCGGTTGGCCCTGGTCGAGAAGCAAAGGCAGATCCTCAACCACTTCATGTTCAATTTCCTCAGCGAGGTGAGGGAGGAGCGCGAGCAGTTCAAGACTCTCACCACCAAGCTCAAGAGCCCTCGGATCCGCAGTGAGCTGGGCCGGGGGGACAAGGTCTTCCTGGACACGGCCGACACCATCCTGGAGGCGCTCCACATCAAGCCTCCGGAGACCGACCCCGTCGTGCTGGCTCGCCGGCCCTCGCTCGGCGAGGCCATGAAGGCGCTCACCGACGTGGGGGTCATCCCCTCGTTCGCTGGTGAGTGGATCGCCGAGGCGCTAACCAAACCGCCCGACGACTGGCGCGACCTCAAGGTCCGGGACATGCGGTTCATCCACAGCGCCCTCACCCAGCTCTGGGCTGCCGCCAAGGCCGAGAACGAGGTCACTGCTGGGGAGGAGAAGGTCCGCATCGACGGGCTCCTCAAGACCATAGGCGAGGAGGCCGCAGTTCGCGCCACGCAACCCGATGTGGACGCTCCCGGCATAACGGCCAAGCTGCGCAGGGGCCTCCAGCAGGCGGACGCGCTGCTCGTGGACCCCGAGCAGCTCGTCAAGAGCCTGGGCGACACGGCGGGCCGCTTCTTCTGGGACGGCTACTTGAAGGGGCGCACCAACGAGGACCGGCTCGCTGCGAAGATCGAGGACTACCTGACGGGCGTGTGGAAGGACATGCCCGACGAACTCAAGAAACGCCGGCTGGACCTCATCTCCGCCGCCGAGCTGGCCAAGCTGCCGTACCCCTCCGACATTCGCAGGGACTCCTCCAACCGCAACCGGACGTGGATGTGGATGGTGGCCCTGAACATGGGCAACGCCTCGAACATGGAGCGCCTGCTGGGCGGGTACAACTGGGACAAGAAGACGGTGCGCGAATTCCTCGCGAAGAACATGACCTCCGCCGAGTGGGACTTCGTCGAGTCGATCTGGAAGCTGCTCGACAAGGAGCTGTACCCCGAGGTCGCGGCGCACTACGAGGACGTGAACGGAATCCGGCCGAAGAAGATCCCGGCGCAGCCGTTCACGCTGCCTGACGGTCGTGTCATCTCGGGCGGCTACTTCCCCGCGAAGTACGACCCCGTCGCCTCCCGCAAGACGGAGGGGATGCGGCAGGAAGACCTCTCGCGGATGTACCAGCAGAACGCGGGCGGCAACACGGTGGCTCGCAGCTTCACCGAGGCGCGCGCCAAGCACTACGACGACGTGATCAACCTCAACTGGAACGTCGTCTCGCAGCACCTGGCGCAGGTGAACCACTACGTCTCGTTCGACACCTTCGTCCGCGACGCCGGCCGCGTGCTGGGGTCGAACGAGATGGTCACCATCGTGAACGAGAAGCTGGGCGCTGCCTACTACCCCCAGCTCCAGAGCTGGCTGCGCACGGTGGCAAACCCGGGCTTCGACGGTCCTCCCGAGAACCTGACCTGGCTGTACCAAGGGCTCGGGGAGCTGCGCTCCCGGTTCGTCATGTCCTCGATCGGCTACTCGCTGTCGGTGGCTGCCGGCGACATGTTGAACCCGCTCGTCGCCATCGCCTCCGGCACCACCAAGAGCCGGTACGCGCTGCCCGGCCTGGGCCAGTCCCTCGCGCACTTCCCCACCGTGCGCAAGGACGCCTTGGCACTGTCCCCCGAGCTGGCGCACCGGGCCAGCCGTGGGCGGATGCGCATGCTCCAGATGACCAACAGCATCGGCGCTGGCGAGAGCGTGATGCACAGGGTGCAGCAGAGCGCGTGGATCTTCATGGAGACCACGGACCTGCTCACGGCCACCGTCATCTGGAAGGGCGCGTTCAACCAGGGTCTTGGGGAGGGGAAGTCGAAGGAGGAGGCGGCGCGCTCCGCTGACGAGGTGGTGCGCTCGCAGCTCCCCTCTCACTCCACCGCCGAGCAGCCCGCTCTGCTCCGGGACAAGCGTGGGGTGGGAGCGCTCACCGCGTTCTACGGCTACTTCTCCAAGCTGTACAACGTGAACCGTGGGATCCTCGAGCCCGTGCTCCAGCAGTTCCAGGACGAAGACGTGTCGGCCGGGCAGAAGGCGCTCTCAGCCGCGCACGCTGCCGGTCGTGCTCTGGCAGTCATGTTCGTCGCCAACGTGATGGGCGAGCTGGTGTCGGGGCGTGGTCCGGAGAAGGACGAGACGGTGGCGGAGTGGCTGATGCGCAAGACGCTGGCCGCTCCGTCCAGCTACCTCCCACTCGTCGGATCTGGAGGCGAGCTGGTGTCGAACATCATCGCCTCTGAGATCTTCCACGGCAAGGCTATCCCGCGTCAGTTCTCGTCCCGCTCCTCCCCTGCCATCGCAGCTCTGGATCGGGTCACGAGGGCCATCGTGAAGATGGCCAGCTCCAAGAAGGAGACCGACGACAAGCTCTGGGCGGCGCTGGAGGTCCTCGGCGTCATCACCAAGACGCCGCTGGGCTCCTCGCAGGTGGTGCGCACCGGGCGCGCTGTGACGAGCGGCAAGGCCGTCCAGGACATGACGCACGACCGGCCGTTCTCTGGGGCGGGGGCCCTGCTCTACGGGGCCAGGGACAAGCAATCCGGCAACCTTGGCACGTTCACGCAAGACCTCGTTGACGGGAGAGTCCGATGGTGGTGAGGCGCTCGCGTAAAGACTACTATGGCGTTGCAGCGGGAGCCGCGCGGTCATTTGCGGACTCCGCAGCGATGGGGCAGCAGCAGGCGGAATTGGCCCAGCTTGGCAGCAGGATGCCCTTCTTCTACGGCGCTGGCGCCCCCGCAGCGGGTCTGGGGGCCAACGGAGAGTTCTACTTCCGGCTGGACGGCGGGGCCGGAACGGCCATTTACCAGAAGCGCGCAGGGTCCTGGGTCGGCGTCGCCTGATAGTGGTTCACAACTTGTGCGAGAGGTGCAAAAATGATGCAAGCGCTGGGGGTCGCAGGGGTGGTGGAGCACATCCCGATTGCATTGGGCCTGATAGTTGTGGGGTGGCTCGTGATCCGATGGCTTGCGCAGATGTGGGACTCCTGGAAGAAGGCGACGGTGGCGCTCATCACGTCCGCCATCGACCTGCACGTCAAGGAGCACCACACCTCCGACGAGGCTTGGCGGACCGAGATGCGCGAGGAGTGGCGGCACTTCCGGCAGGACATCAAAGACGTTCACAAGCGCATTGACGATCTGTACAAGGGGCCCAGGGAATGAACCGCGAACTTCTGATGAAGGAGCTGGTTCACGACGAGGGCTGCCGGCTCCACATGTACAAGGACTCCCTCGGGGTCGAGACGATCGGCATCGGGCACAACTTGCGGGATGTGCCCATTTCGGAGCGGGCGGCTGGCGTCATCTTCGAGGACGACCTCAGGAACGTGGAGGACGCCCTCGACCGCGAGCTGCCCTGGTGGAGGAGCCTGTCCGAGGAGCGGCAGCGGGTCGTCGCCAACATGGCCTTCAACCTGGGCGTGCTGGGGCTCCTGGAGTTCAAGCGTACGCTGCGCGCCATGGAGATCGGAGACTACAAGGCTGCCGCTGTCGGCATGCTGTCGTCGAGGTGGGCAAGCCAGGTGGGCGACCGAGCTGTGCGCCTGGCCAAACTGATGGATCCTGACATGGAGGTGTGGCATGGCTAACATCGTGTGGACGAACATTGGGTCTCGAAGCGTGGAGGGTGTGGGAACGACCACCGACGTTTTCGGAGGAGCTGCTGGCGACGGCATGTCGCTCAACCGAGTGGGGTCGGTGTCGGTGGAGGCCGAGGCCGACTCCGGACAGACGATAACTGGAGTCGTGGCTCTTGGGGCCACGGTGCAGAACCCTTACACCCTCCGCTGGAACCGGGCTCCTGACTACGACCTGGACAACCTGTCCGGCGTCACGGGCGTGCGCGGTCAGTTCGTGGGGGCGTTTCCCGTGGGTGGGCCGTCGGGCCGGCTCGGCTACTACGTCAAGAGCGGGAGCGTCTCCTCCGGTAGCCTCACCATTCGTCTCACGGCCACCTCGCTGGCCGGGGAGCTGATCTAACATGAAGAATCTGTCGCTGCTGATCTCCTTGCTGGCCTTCTCCGCGCAGGCCCAACAGGTGTCCGTGCCGTCCAAGACCTGGGCGGGGAGCAAGCTGTCCGCGTCACCCTCCGCCTGGAACGGCGCCACGAAGACCGCCATCTCCGCCACCACCAGCTCCGTACTGGTGGGGGGTGTTGGCCTGGGAGGCACTGACACCACGGTGTCCACGGCCTGGGCGGCAGCAGCTTTCGCTCTGACCCAAGCCACCGAGATCGGTGAGGTGGTGGTGAACATGAAGCTGGCGGGCGGTCTCACCGCCACCAGCACCATCGCCGCTTACCTCTACACGGACAGCGCGGGCGTGCCAGGCACCAGCATCAGTGACACGTCCACAGGGCAACCGATCATCTTGCACGGTGGCGACTTCACCACAAGCTACAAGGCCGCTCACTTCCGTCTGCCCAAGACAGGGCTGTCGATCAGCACCGTCTACTGGGTGGTGTTCAAGGTGGGGGCGTCCGGAGGCAACTTCGTCTTCGACACGGCCGCAAGCGGTGGCAACTTCTACGCCACGGCAGCCGACAGCGGCGGCGCACCCGGCGCCTGGACTGGCTCGGCCAAGAGCGTCAATGCGCTGATCTTCGGAGCCAGTGGAGTGGCCGTGTACGGCTACTCGCCCGACGGGTATGGGATAGAGGGCGACGGAGGAGACACTGGGTTCGGCGCTCGGTTCTTTGGCAAGGGCGGACCGGGCAGCAAGAGCGACTCCGTGGACAACTACGGCGCTGGCGGCACCACCACCTACGGCAGCGCCGGCGTGCGAGGCTCTGGCGTCTACGGCTTCGGAGGCCAGTTCATCTCGGACTACAACGCAGGTGCTCAGATCCAGACGCTCGCCAACGGGCAAGTCGGGCTCCAGTGCGTGGCGAACGACGCGGCGGCGTTGCAGCTCGTCAGCTTGACAGCAGGAGGCATTAGCGCGCAGGGGCTCGACTCCACGTTCTCGGTCAAGTGGCAAATTGCGTCATCCGGGGGCGGTACGTTCACGTCGCTTGGTCTGACGCCGGCAGCGCTGGGCACCTGCGGCGCTTCGGCCGGCAACCAGCCCGAGGGCACCACCGTTACAGTCCCGGGAGCCACAACCACGCCGACCAAGAAGTGCACCTGCACCTTCACGCCTACAGGATCGGTCTACGCCTGGGTGAATGACCTCAAGAACAACGGCGGCACGGGCATCGGCACCGCCACCACCTGCCCCTAGGAGAACCATGGCCGACACCATTCCAACTGCAACCTTGGTGTTCAACGGGGAGTCGATCGCTCTAGACAACGTCATCGGGGAGATCGTTCGCACCTCCGTGGCGAATCTTGACCCCAAGGTCGAGGCCCTGGCCAAGGTGTCGATGGTCGAGCAAGTGATGCCTGTGGTGAAGCCTGCCATCCTCGCGGTGTTCCAGCCCATCATCGACGACTGGAACGCCAACGGGTGGCCGGAGATCGATCGACTCGGCCGGCTCACCGGCAACAAGGTCCCGGCCGAGACGATCCTGACCAACCTGCTCCTGCATCAGTTTGGGGAGCCGAGCATCGAGACCTACCCGGACCCCACCAGCAAGTCGTAAACTGCCCCGCCGGCGGGTCGCCGGCACTGCAAGGAGGAACGATGAACTACGGATTCAAGGGGTTGCTTCTCACCATCTGGCAGCGTCTCGTGCTGTCCTACAAGTCCACCGCCATTGGCCTCGCCATCGGCGCGGCCACCATCGTGTCCCAGACCATGATCGAGAGCCCCAACGCCTACGTCAAGTGGGCAGGGTCGCTGCTCTCGATCTACTTCCTGAGCCTCAAGGACAAGAACAAGTTCACCGCGCCCGTCGCCCCCACCCTGCTCCTGGCCTTGGTCCTGTCCTCGCTCACCTTCGCCACTCCGGCCCGCGCGGACGGCCCTCTCACCCTGCGCCTCTCTCCTGACTTGAGCCTGCGCCTCAACGTGGCGGTGCCCGCCCTGGGCTACTCCCTGACCAAGCACAAGCTCCTGGGCCAGGTGACCTTCGGAGTCAACTACGTCCTCGACTACAAGGAGAAGATCGCGGTGGGCTTTGGCGGAGGGTTCGCTCAGACCAACGACACCCCTGGCGGCATCGCGACCGTGATGGTGGCGGGCCCCGTGCTCAACGCCACGACGGAGGGCGGGCTGGGCCTGCGGCCGGCGCTGCTCTACGAGTACCGGTGGCTGGGGGCCGAGCACGAGAACATCGTGGCGGGTACGTTGGCGTTGCAGTTCTAATTGCGGCGGCGCCCGGAGCGAGCCCTCGCGGGCTTAGCAGACCTCTCAACGGGCGCCGCCACACCGTACAAAGCCCCTGGACCCTAGGGTCCAGGGGCTTTTCTTTGGGCCGTTCTCCCTGTGAACTTGCACTTCTCGCACTTGTGGCCCCAGCACTCGGGGCAGACGGTCTCCAGCGCGATGAGGATGATGCGCTTCAAGGTCTCCTCGTCGCTCTCAGAGACGGTGCGCACTCGCCCCATCATGTCGCTGAGCTTCCGTCCCAGCCGGGCCCACGTCAGCACCTCGGCCAAAGCCTCTACGGGGTCAGTGATCACGTAGCCTTCCTTCTCCCACGCAGGTGGGTCTTGAGCGCCGAGAGCAGCTCGCCCTGGTTCTTGTCCTTCTGTGCAACCACCTTGAGGATCACCTCGTCGATCGTCTTGCGGGCGGCGATGTGGTGGACCACGATGCGCTCCTTCTGACCCTGCCTCCACACCCGACGAATGAGCTGGATATAGTCCTCCAGGTTCCACGTGAGGCTGTGCCAGATGACCGCTGACCCCACCTCCTGGAGGTTGAGGCCGTGCGCCACCGACTGCGGCTGGGCCAGGAGGACGGGAATCAGGCCGTCGTTCCACGCCACCTCAATGGCCCTGAACTCCTTGGGCGACACCCCTCCACCTATGTAGGGCGCGCCGGGGAAGCGCTTCTGGAGCCGCTCCAGGTCGTGCTTGTACTCGTACGCGATGAGCACGGGCTTGCCACTCAGTTCCTCCACGAGGTCCTCGACGGCGTCGGCCTTGGCCTCGTGGACGGCAGCCCACTTCTCCCCGTCCCCCGTGTACAGCCCGCCGTTGGCGATCTGCCTGCACTTCCCTCCCGCGACTGCGGCGTTGGCTGCCGTGATCACGTCGTTCTCGATAGAGGTGATGAGCAAGTCCTCCATCTGCTCGTAGATCTTACGGGCCTTCTCGGGGAGGTCCACGTAGATGGTGTTGGAGACGTAGGGCTCCAGGTCCAGGTAGTCCTCAGCGCTCATGCGCAGGACGAGGGGCTTGAGCTTCTTGTAAATCCTCTCCTGTGCCGACTCGGTGTGAACGACCACGCCCCCGCACCCGTCATGCTTGCCCTTGACGGCGAGACCCTCCAGCACCTCTGCGCTGCACTTGGCGCAGGTGTCGTGCCCCTTTCGAGGGATCCAGGAGTAGCCTCCGTACCCGCTCGCGTCGAAGTAGTCCTTGCGATACCACGTGATGTACTGCCCCAGCGACGCGCCGTGATCCAGGATGTAGACCTGACCGAACAGGTCCAGGAGGCCGTTGGGGGCGGGGGTGCCGGTGAGGATGTAGCGGTAGCGGAAGAACTTCAACATCGACTTCAAGATCTTGAAGCGCTTGGTGTTGGGGTGCTTGAACTTGGTGGACTCGTCCACCACCAACATGTCAATCCCGAGGGCCTTGAGGTGCGGAGCGAGCCACTCCAAGCCCTCGGGGTTGATCACGTACACGTCTGCGTCCGACTTGAGCAGCTCGTCCTTGTGGGGGCCGTGCAGCACCACCACGTTGAGGTAGCGGAACTCGTCCCACTTCGCTGCCTCGGCCGGCCACACACCGTACGCAGGGCGCAGGGGCGCCACCACCAGCATCTTCCTCACGAGCCCCTTCTTCTTGCGGATGTGGAAAGCGGCGAGGGTGGTGGAAGTTTTGCCAAGCCCCGGATCGAGAAACAGGCCAGCGGCACCGTTCTCGATCATGAACCTGATGGCTTCTCTCTGGTACGGGTGTGGGTTGTACTTCACTTGGCTGGCTCCTTGTCCTTCGGCTTGCTCGGCGACTTCGCCAAGCACTTGCTGCACCCCTCCACCTGTCGCGTGGTCTTCTTGCAGTGGGGGCAGACGTACTTCCCAGGGGGCCTGCCCCCCTGGTTGCCTGCGTGCTTGCTCACGACTCCCTCCAGAGCTTCTCCAGATCGTCCACGAAGTGCTTGCCCGCGTCCACGTCGTCGCAGTCCGACATCACGGGGAAGTTCATGTCGCTCAGCTCCTTCTGCATGCGGGCTTGCAGCTCGGTGCTGTCCTTCCCCGGGGCCTTGAACTCGATGAAGAAGGTGAACCCCCCGATCCCGCTCTTGCGCTTCTTGTTGAACTCGTAGTCAGGGTCGCCCGACCGCCCGTAGCCGGCGAACGTGGAGCGCTTGAACGGGCGCCAGCCCAGGCTCTTGGCGTAGGCCACCACCTCGGTCTGGATCGACTTCTCCAGCGTCTTCTTTTTCAGAACTTGCACGGGCCACCCTTGGACTTCGAGAACTCGCAGTAGCCGCACAGCCCGTTGGCGGTGGGGGGAAAGGTACGGTCGGCGAACATCGGGAAGGACTCCTTCTCCCACCACTTCTTCTCGGCCTCCAGTTCGTTGCGGGTGAGCGTCGGCCCCGTCACGGAGTACGGGTTGCCGTCCTTCACGTCAACGAAGGCCAGCTCGGACGACACCTCGTGCACCTCGGGCATGCCGGCCAGCACCGAGGCGTTGTAGAGCCGGAGTTGCTTCTTGTACTCCTCGTCCTTGCCCGGCTTGATCTTACCGTCCTTCCCCACGCCTCCCGTCTTCCAGTCGATGACGTGCGCGGAGGTCCCACCGAGGCTGGACCAAAACACGTCGAGCTTGGTGACGAGCCACAGCTCAGGGCACCAATTCGGACCGAGGCGCCGCCAGTTCCGGTCGAAGTTGATGGTCAACTCCGTCTGAACGTCTGCGCCCTTCTTCTTGTCGTCGCGCAGCTTCTTGGCCAAGGCCTTGACGCCCTTGTGCTCGATCTCCTTGTGGATGCGGGGGACCTCGCCGTTAACGTACTTCTCCAGGTTGCCGCCGATCTCGATGCCACGCACCAGCGCCGGACCCTTCACAACCGCATGCTTGCATGTGCCGCACACGGCGGGGGTGTCGTAGCCTCCCTTCACCTTGCCCTCGAAACATTTGGGGCAGAGCTTGGCGAGGTGCTTGAGGGATGCGTACTTCGGGCATCGGTTGTAGTCGCTGAGGCGGGTGGAACTCCACGACGTGAACTTGAGCATCAGGTCTCCTTACCGGGGGGGGTGCTGAGGTGCGTCTCTTTCGCGTTCGCCACCAAGGGACGAACACAGTCCGGACACAGCTCCAGGCCGAAGTTCTGCGACTGCCTGCCCGGCACAGAGCCAGGCACCTTGACAAAAACTCGCGCCAGTTCTGCCTGTCCAGTCTGCTTGTTGCACAGATCGCAAAAGAATTTGCAGCTCACGGCTTCCAATCCTTCTCGGGCACCAGGGAACCCCAAGACGATCCGATGTCGGTGTCCGTCAGCATCGGCACGTCGCACTCCATCGACTCCATCGCCTGCCGGAGCAGGGCACACTCGGCCTTCATCGCCTTCGGAGGGGCAGAGATGTTCGCCTCGTCGTACACCGACGCCAGCAGCCGTCCGTCCTTCTTGATCTGGTCGTATCGGATGAGGGCCTCCTTCATCATGTCAGCGCCCGAGCCCTGAATCAGCTTCGAGAACTGCTTGTAGCCGAAGTCCATCACGCGGTTGAACTGCTCCACGTACTTCGGAGGCTCGACGTAGTAGAGCCTACCGCCCCAGGTGCGGACGGGCTGGCCGTCCTTGGCGCGCTGCTTGAGCTGGGCGTCCAGCGCGGCGATGGAGGGGGTGGCGGCCTTCACGCCTTTGATGACGGTGGCCGCGCCCGTTGTCACGGTCTTCTTCAACGTGACAGGGTCTACCTCGATCACGTCCTTCACCGGGAGGCCAAGCAGGTCCGCCAGCCGTGGGGCTCCGGCTCCGTATTTGATCGAGAAGTTGGTGATCTTCACCATGCGGCGTTTCAGGTCCAGCCCCACCTCCGACACTAGGCGGTCGTGCATGAGCACGTGGAAGTCGGTGCGGGGGTCCTTCTGGTATGCCTCCAGCACCTCGCCCTCGGCGTAGTGGCCCATGAGCCTGAACTCCTGCTGGCTCCAGTCCAGGTGTCCCCAGGCGTCGCCCTTGTCGGGGAGGATGTACTGGCGGACGAGCGGGAGTGGCGGTAAGGACAGCTTCTTGGGATGCGACCACCCGTCGTTCTTGTCCTCGAAGTCCTTCGACACGTTCGCGAACTTCGAGCACGTGAGCCGTCCGGTGTTGGCGCCCGTCTCTTTGTCCCCTGATCCACGAACTTGGTTCCAGTGGGTGAAAATGTAGCCCCCGGCCGCGCTCGCCATCTTGGCCCAGGGCTCCAGGTTGAGGCTCATCACCGTGCCCAGCCGGTTCCGGTAACCGAGAACCTTGAACACCTCCTGATCTTTGAACTTGTCGTGGGTGAGGTTCTTCTTGCCGACCGACTTCTTCTTGGACTTGGGGGTGTACGTCCACTCCGTCACGATGCCCGCGCTGTCCAACGCCTCCGCCAGCTCGGCGTCGGAGTCGATGTTGAGCCCGGGGGCCTTGAGCCTCTTGCGCAGCCAGGCGTCGGCCTTCTCGCTCGCGGCCTTGTACGCCACGAGGTCCTTCTCCGCTCGCTCCACGTCGAAGCGCATGCCGCACCGCTCGTTCTCCAGCAGGATGGGCATGAGCTGTCGCTCCCGATCATACGGACGCTGCATCCCGGCTTCCACGTTGTCGGGGTACAGCTTCTCGTGCAGCTTCCATGTTCGGATCACGTCGCCTATGGCGTAGCGCCCGACGATGTCGCCGGGGGCCTTGGAGATGTTCTTCCCCACCTCCCGGTCGCTGGCGTTCTTGGCGACGATGCCGTGCGCGATGAGCCACTCCCTGATGGCGTCCCGCTCCTCGGGCTTCATCCCCAGGTACCGCTCTGCTGAGGGCTTGAGGGAGAACGTGCTGGCGTTGGGGTCCTTGAGAAACAGCGTGTAGAGCGTGTCGTGAACCTTGTGCCAGGGCGGGAGGGGCAGGCCGAGGTGGACGTTCGCCACGTCTAGATCGAAGATGGCGTTCTGAAAGAGAAGGTCTTCCCCACTCTTCCAGATGTCGGAGAGGACGCGCTTCGCCTTCCCCACCTCGCAGTTGTTCTTGGTGGGGTGCCCCCAGGACAGGTAGTAGGGCTTCTTCCCCGGCTCCCAGATGGCCACACCTACCGGCTTCGGCGGGTAGTCGGGGCGGGGCTCGATGCCATCCGTCTCGAAGTCCACCACGACGGGCCGCTTGCCGGTGAATTTGGCCTTGCTCACAGCTTCACCCCCAGCCGCTTCTCGTAGTCCACGATCTGCTCCTCGGTGATGGTGAACTCTCTCCAACGCATCGTCGCCTTGGATCTGCACAGTACGTACTTCGTTCCGTCAGGCCGGGTGAAGACCTTTCGCATCACGTCGAACGGGCCCTGCATCTTGTCCATCGGCGAGGGTCGCAGGACCTCGACGGGCTGCGTGTTCAGCTCGGGCTGCTTTTCCACGGAGTCTCCTTTCGGTTCTCAGTTGTTCGTAGATCCTAGAAATCGGCACACCACGGCGCAGGGCCAGCTCCTTGACGGTGAGACCCTCGACGAATAGCACCGGGGGCCGCCCGGGGATGAGTCTGTGGGTCTTAAGCGGCCAGGCCCAGGGGCCGGGGGGCCACGACAAGGGCCGGTTCTCGGCGGCCTCCCACCGAAGGGCTGGGGCCTCGTTGGCCTCTGATCTCCGGTCCTCCGCGTCGAAGCAAGGCTGGTGCATCCACAGCCCGCTCCCGATGTGGATGAGCGGGCCGGTGCGGCTGCATGCGGCAGCGCAGGTTTTCATGGAGAAGGAAAAAGGCGGGCCCCGTGCGAGCGGCCCGCCCCTCCGATCAGTCGAGCTTACGGCTGGCCTTCGCCGACCGCTTCGCCTGCTTGGGCTTCTCCTCGTCGGAGAGCACCGGGTACGGAGCGAATAGCATGGGCTCCATCTCGGCGGCGCGCTTCTGGAGCTGCGCCACTTGTTCACGGCTGATTCGCTCCAGAGCGCGGAACGTGAGCGAGTAACCGGCCTCCTCGTCCTGCGGAGCCATCTCCGTCAGCACGGCCCGAACGTTCTTGTAGCGCGGCTCGATGTCCGGGATCTTGGAGAGGTACTGCCCCCACGCCTTGAGAGAGCCCGGAGGGATGGTGTAGGTGCGGAACTCCCCCGTCCCCAGGTCGGAGTCGGGAGCTGCGACGGCCGCGAGCACTCGCCGAACGTCCTTGCAGCGCTTGCCCTTACCCTTCTCCGCCGTCCCGAAGGCGTTGTGCGGGCAACCCGTGCAGCGCTCCGCCTGCTTGTCGGGAGCCGCCTCGTGGGGGACCATGTTCTTGTCGTCCCGTCCCATGGCATAGCAGACCGGAGTGGCCTTCACGTCAGGGTCGTACGCTTCGGTGTAGAACTCCTTCAAGAAGACGAAGTCGGCGATCACGTGAGGCAACTTGTTGTCCTTCACCGCCTTTCCGTCGATCGTGAGCTTGCCGTTCTTGTGGTTGATGCGCGGGATCCCGCTCGTCTCGTTGGCCCGGTCCTCCTTGGCCTGGTCCAGCATGCGTTCTTCCCACGGCTCCATCGGACCCGCGAGTGCCGTGTTCTTCTCCACCTTCTCGATCGACGTGTTCTTGGGCTTGGCCACTTTTCACCTTTTGGTAAGAGACAACTCGTTCTGCAGAAACGCTTCCACTCCGGGCACTTCCTTCCCAGCCTCGTGACGGGCCCGGAAAGCCGTCTTCGAGATCCGACGCTCCAGCAAGTCGAACGCCTTCGTCTTCACGAGGTAGGCGTAGAACTTATCCCAATCGACCGGCTTTGGGTAGATGTGCGGCACCATGTTCGCCACGGCCACCTTGCCACGGCCTCCCTCCAACTCGGCCTTGGTGAAGGTGTTGATGATGTGATCGCCGAGTGCCTTCTCCTCTGCCTTGAGCGCATCCTCGCGATCGTTCAGCTTCTTCATCTCGACCTGCCGCTTCGCCCTCATCTTGTAGAGGGCGTCGATGCAGTCTCCCAGCTTCTCTGGGAACTTCTTGGTCTCTGCCACGGTCTCTCTCCACTCAGCAGTGCGAGGTGGACATCAGTCGAATGGTGCAGCCCGCGTGCGCCTGGCTCTTGGCGTACAGCGCGCACCGCACCGTGCAGTCCTGCGGGACGGCGGGGAGTTGGTAGGCCTGCCCCACGTACTCGCACGAATAGCACTGACAGATCCTCATGTAGCAGTTGAGAACCGGGGGCCGCCTCCACCAGGCAGCAGCGCCTCCTGGTCCGTGGAGGTGTCGCGCACCCCCCCGTCCGCCTCGTACCCACCGCACGCCGACACCGCTAGAGCTGCGAGAATCAAGATCTTCTTCATTGGTGTTTCTCCTATGTGTGAACTACCCCGGAATGAGGTCGTTCGGATACGGCTTCTCCGACTCGGGCTTCGAGTTCGGCTTCTTGGTCTCCAGCTCGATGAGGAGCTGGAGAAAGTGAATCGCCTTGCGCAGATCCTCCAGCCCGTTCTTGCGGCGCCACCGGCTCACGTACTTCACCACCACGCCCTCGAAAAAGCCGAGGCCATTCGCGTGGATGTACTCCACGGGTTGGATGCCCATCACCCTGTAATGATCACCTCCGACCTGTTCCCCGAGGGCGCCCTTTGCAGCTCGGTCCGCGCAGGTGTCGTGGTCCTCCTTGATTCGATTCATCTCGTCGCAGGTTCGGATCACATCATGGAACACGCTGGGGTCGCCCTTGACCAGTTCCGTCAGCGTGGGCAGGTTCTCTCCCGACACGAACTGATGCCCGTCGGGGATCGTGTGCACGAAGTAGTTCTTTGATTGACCACACCCCGCGCACTTCGGGGCCTGCGGCACGTGCGCCGGGGTGTTCGTCATTTCTCCTCCAGATCGAAGACACAGTCCTTCGGGCTCTTGTCGTCGCGCAGGCCGTCCCAGCGCGGGTGGCGGAAGAAGCCCGTGGGCTCCCGTCCGTTGTGCTTGATCCTGAGAACCTTCCCCAGGTACTTCTTCGGGTGGGCGGTGATGTCCGCGCGGGTGGCGTCGTCCATCCCCGATACCCCTCGCCCAGGTTTGCTCACCTGCAAGGTGTACCCACCGTGCTCGTTGTACTTCCACTGGCTGATGGACACCGCCCCCACCATGCCGGCGAACTTGGTCTTGGACACCACGCCCGACTTCTTCTTGCTCTCCTCCTTGGCCATCTCGAAGCCGGTGATCACCACGTCCGCCGTCCACTCGCGCTTCACCTTGACCCACGCCTGACGATCTCCGTACACGGCGTTGACGTTCTTGAGGATGATTCCCTCCCCTCCGTGAGCCGTCACGTTGTGGTAGAAGGCGCGCTTCAAGTGCGCAACGCTCTCGGATAGGGCCACGAAGGGGTTGCCCCACGCCTTCACAGCGTCGCGCGCCCACAACCTGCGAGCCTCTTGCGGCATCTGGCGGAGGTCCCGCCCCTCGAAGAAGAGGCAGTCGAACACGACGTAGCGCAGCCAACCGCGCTCGATCTGCTTGCGGATCGCCTCCTCGGGGTCGGAGCCCATGATGGAGGTGACGTACTTGGAACGCCCCTCGTTGAACTGGAGGGGCTTCTTGCTCACGTCCACGCAGTCAACGATCATCTCCCCGTCGAGCACGGTGCCTTCGAGGGACGACGGCACCGACACGGGCAGCTCCCCCGCAGCTCCTTGGTGGATGGCCCTCACTGGGATGAAGCGGCCCTCGTCATTGCAGCACATGGTGCCGGAGAGGTGGGGCACATTCGTCGTCTTCTCGACGAAGAAGCCATCCTTCACGGACTTGCGCCGGCCGGTGAAGCGCACGGTCCCTCCGCAGAACTGCGCGATCCTTCTGTCTCCGTCGTACTTCTCCTCCGCCACCCACACCGGGTCGTCCCACAGCTCCTCGCGCAAGGTGCCGCGAGCAACGGCCGGCTCGATCTGCTGAAATTTCCAGGCCATCAGCGCTCCTCCCTCACACAATGCACAACGGAGTCCCCGCCCTGCCGTGTCTTCCGCAGCTCGGCGATGCGGGCCTTGGCCTCCTCGGGCGGGAGGCCCTGCTCCACCACCTTCGACTCCCGTCGCTCGAAGTCGTACTGCACCAGCTCGAACGTGCGGGAGTCCAGGACGGCCGGAGGCTGCGCGAACACCTCCTTCTGATGGGGGAACAGCAGCTTCTTCCACTTCGACTCGGGATCGTTCTTCATTTAGAATTTCCCTTCCACGCAATATGACTCGTAGTGTTGAACAGCGTCCTTCATGGTCAGTGTGGAGATCGCTTTCGGAATCCACTGCTTGTCGTGACGAACGATGTAGAGCTTGGTGATGCCGGCCTTGGTCCTGACGCTCGGGAGCGCCGTGAACCCGGCCTTTTTCAGCTCCCTCCCCATCCCCACCAGCGACGCGCGGGAGGAGCCGGTCGGGTCGTACGCCCTAAGCAGCGAGGTCATCGGGAGGAGGTCGCACTCCTCCGCCACCCGAGGACCAAGCGGCATGAGCATCTGGGCGGGGTCGTGGCGGAGCTGGCTGCACCAGATGCCCAGGTCCGACCGAGCAAGGCTGATCATCTCGTCCTTCGCCGAAGTCATCGGGGCCTTCTCCCTGGGGTTGAACCCCTTGACGGACAGGCGGAGGAGGTGGTCGAAGAGGAACTGGGGACCCACGCCCTTGAGCCACTTGTCGTAGATCTCGTACTTGGTTCTCTCCGCCGCACCTCCCACCACCTCGTGGACGAACGTTCGCCTGTCCTGGTCCTCCAGCGCGTAAGAGTCGGGGTGGTTGGACGCCGCGTAGTAATTCGCGTGGTCCCGCACCACGTACTCGGGCATGTACTTCTCGTTGATCCGGGCGTCCTTTTGGGTGGTGAGACCCTTGAACCAGTCCATGTCGATCTGCTTGGCCTTCTTGTCACCTCCCGTGATCTCGTCGCAGTAGATGAATTGCTTCTTCGAGAGCCAGCCGTTGAAGCCGCCTTGCAGGTCCTTGTTCTTGATCTCGATGGCGTTCCTGCCGTAGATGGGCATGAGCGAGTACGCCACCAGCGTCTTGCCCGTACCTCCCGAGAGGCCCCACAGGAGCACGTTGGTGTAGAGCTTTTCCCCAGGGAACTGAAGCGGATAGGCGCACCACTTCTCGAACCATTCACGCTCAGTGGGGTGGCTGCGGAAGAGGAAGTCGAGGAGCCACGTCCAGGGTCCCACGTCCCCTTTCTTTGGCTCGCAGCCCCAGCCCGGCCAGGTGTTCAGCTCCCCGTCCTCATACTCCCCTTTGCCCGGCTCGTAGGCCATGCGCCTGAGAGAGAACCGGTGCTCCCACCCCATCCACTTCGGGGCGAGGGGCTTCTTCTTCATGACCGTGGCCGTGGACTCTCCCTTCTTCACCTGCTCGTGGGCCTGGTAGTAGCGGTTGCAGTGGGTGTGCCCTGTGAAGTCCTTGGGTCGGATCAACTGCCCCGTGTCACGGCGGACCAGGATGCCCGGCTCCTCGACGTACACCACCTCCTCGTTCATCCCCCAAAGAGCCACAGCCTCTGGGAAGGATGGAGCATCTCGTACGATCTCATCAAGAGCTTGCCTTCCGTTCTTGACCAGAAAATCGTCCAGCCCTTGCTTCGCGCCATCGACGCCAGCAGGTAGGGAAGCAATCGCCGGGACTGCTCCACGGGCTGTGAGTTCCTCCGCGAGCCGGCACTGCGCCCGGACGATGTTGGGGTTGGTCGCTGCGTCTGAATCGAAAACAATGACCACAGATCTACCCTCCCACTTGAACTCCGCCAGAGCTGGGAGAATGTCGATGAGGCGCTTGGTGGCGCGCCACACATCCACACCGCCCAGACCGATGGTTGGAAGCCCAGCGCAAGTAGCCGCTGCGGACTTGAGTTCCCCCTCGGTAAAGAACACGGCAACATTGGGATCCTCCGCGACGTCCCGCCACGATATCTTGTGGAGGGGGGGAAGGTAGACTTCGTTGATTGTGTTCGCCTTCTGTACGTAGCGCTGGGGCTTCTCGACGAGGGCGGCGAACCCGGGGAGAGGGGCGAGGTACCGCACCCGAAAGAACTGGGTCTTGCACCCGTCCAGATCGAAGTAGGGGATGTGGAGAGAGGTGACGGCATGGAAGTTTGGGCCCAACCTTCCAGTCTCGTTCCCTGTCAGCTCCTTGAGCTGCAACCTCTCCGCTGCCTTGACCGACAGCCCCGACGCCTCCCACTTCGCTCGCGCCAGCGATCCAGGCAGTACCCGGGCCTCTGCGCTATTTTGCACGGGGGCGCCCCCTGACGACCGAGTTGCTCGCCAGCACCGCGAATACCTGGCTCTTGGGCATGCTCTCCATCTCTGCCAGGCCCACCGCCACAGCCACTCGCAGCACGTTCTGTGGGGTGAGGGCTTTGGACCGCTCATTGAGTTGGTCCGCTCGCAATGCGGAGATGCAGTCTCGCACGTCCGCTGCGTGGGCCTCAACCAACATCTCCAGCGCAGCCTTCAATTCCACTGCCAGTTCAACTGGCAGCCGCACCTGCATCAGGACTTGCATTTTGGGAGTTCCTTTCGAGCGCCATCCTACTGGGTCGGCGCCCAAAAAGTAAATGCTTTTGAATTACTCAGTCATCCCGCGCACGTCGTCGCCCTTCTGCTCGGCGCAGCGCTCCCGCCGAGTCAGGTCAGCCTCCCCGAGAACCTCCAGGACGGAGTAGTTGGAGCAACCCATCTCGGTCCGCTCGTAGCAGACCAACTCGCGACGCGCCGTCACCAGGGCTCCACACAGCGTCGCCTCCCGGGCCCGTGCCGCGGTCAGCGCGGACTCGGCCTTATTTGCTCGGTCAGCGTTCTCGCTGTTGAGTTCCTCCCACTCGTCCCTCTCCAGGGTGAGCCGATCCACCCACGCCTCCAGCTCCAAGACCCTCACGCCACGAATTCTGATTGCCTCCTGGAGTAGGCAGATGTCCGCTTTCAACTCCCCTACGCTCTCACTTGGCTTCGAGTTCACGTCACTTCTCCTTCCAGCTCCTCGTCACAGGAACAGCAGGTCGGGCAAACACCGCAAGCCTCCAAGCAGTCCACCGCCACACCGCACTCCCCGCAGTGCTCGCACGAGCAGCACACCTCGCACATGTTGCAGTTGGGGCACAAGCTGTCTTCCAGTGGGTGCTTCTCTTCGCACCCACTGCACTTCCAGCACTCGCAGTCGTCGGGGATGCAGCCGCACACCTCGCAGATTTTCATCACTTCACCTCTCCTCATGTGAGCCCCCGGGCCTTCGTCCAGATCAGATCCCGCACAGTCTCCCACGGAATCTGTGACCGCACCAGATCCGCGCACTGTCGCAGCGTGGTTTTCCTAGCGGCGTCGGCGGCGGCGTCGGCGGCGTAGGCGGCGGCGGCGTCGGCGGCGGCGTCGGCGGCGTCGGCGGCGTAGGCGGCGTAGGCGGCGGCGGCGTCGGCGGCGGCGTCGGCGGCGTCGGCGGCGTAGGCGGCGTAGGCGGCGTAGGCGGCGTAGGCGTTGGCGTAGGCGGCGTCGGCGGTGAGACGCACCCGCGCCAAGGTCATGCCGGGCTCTCCGCGCGCCCAAGCCTCAGCGGTCTCGATGGCATCCAACGGCCGGCCCTCACTGGCCGGCACGTGCCGCAGCGCCAGGCGCGCACACGCACACGCGGCCAGCACCAGATCCTGGCGCCGAATCCCGGCCTTGGCCGACAGCCACAGGAGCCAGTCGCCGCGGTCGCTGTCGCGCCAGAACTTTTCCGGCGTCGTACACGCCTCGACCGCGCGCGTACCCTCGCCACACGCGCCGTGCTCGCGGAGCCACACCAAAAAACTCGCCTGATCGTGCATGGTGATCCCCTTGCTGAGAGTGGACGCTTGGGTGGGCTTGGTCCCGTTCATTGTGTTCTCCTTAGGTTGTACTCGCGAAGCCCTCGGATCTGTTCCGAAGGTTTAGCGGGTGGGGGACGCGGCTGGTCCCCTCCCTGGTTGTTGGCTAGTTGTGCATATCGTCCTCCCACAGATTGGACGCAGCACACGCCTTTCGGCGCCCTGCCCAGAGCCCCCGGGGCCGGGGGAATGCGGGAGCCGGACTCGAACCGGCTCAAGCCACCTGGCCCGCTGGTGCTGCTACGCAGCCTTCTGCTCGTCGAGGAAGCCCTTCGCCCGGTTGAAGGCCCAGCCGAACTGACGGACGAGGTCGGTGGGCTTCACGATCAAGCCCTTCGACTTCTGCTCGGCGTACCACGCCTTCGCCTCGGCCGCGTGGTTGTCGTCGCCTCCCTTGACGGGCTCGCTCTTGGGGGCGGGCTCCGGCTCGATGGCCTCGACCTTCGACTCCTCCCCCTTCACCACCTTGACGGCCTTCGCCTTCTTGTCAGGAGGGGCCTTGGGCTTCGCAGCCTCCTTCTTGTTGGAGAGGGTGGACTTCGGGGCCTTCTCGACCTTGGCCGGCTTCGACTCCTTGGCGGGCTTCGCCGCCTTGGCTGGCTTCTCCTTCTTGGGCTTGGGCTCCTTCTTCTCGGGGGCCTTCACCAGCTCGGGAAAGCGGTTGGTGCGCGTCTCGAACGACGGGGGCGTCTTGATTTCCCCAGCCTTGAACCGACGCGCCTGCTCGGCCTTCTCCGTGCCCTTGTCGAGGGCCTGCGTCCGCTTCGCCCCCACCAGCGTCAGCGCGCCGAACGCCTCGTCGAACGTCTCCAGCTCCTTGCGCTCCTGGTACTCCTCCACGTACTTCTTGAACTCCGGCCCCACCTCAACGTTGATCTTCATGTTAGATTCCTTCCGTGAGTTTTGACACCGTTGTGTCGAGCGCCTTGGCAAGGTCCAGCATGACCTGATACGACGGCGCCCGAGTACCTCGCTCCAGCAGGCTCACGTACATCGCGGTGAGCCCAACCATCCCAGCCAGCGCGTTCTGTGACAGCTGCTTCTCGGTCCGCGCCTCGCGCAACCGCGACCCGAACTGGCACGGCTCCTTCATGTGGTCTCCCTTCACCTGCTGTAAAGACTCCGCATTTCCTCCCGCCACTCTGGCGATTGGTTGGTGAACGATTTCACCTCTCCGGGTGGGTGCTCCGCGTTCTCCACCGCCTGGTTGATCGCCTTGCGCAGTCCCTCGTACACGTCGAAGTTGGGAAGGAGAAAGGCCCAGTAGCGATCGGCCGGCTGGTCTTCCTCCTTCGGAGCCATCCACTTGCCTTTCGCGGAGAACTTGGGTGTGCAAAGCCCCTTCATTTTTGCCATGGCGCTCTCTGTTCTACTACACCTGGGCCTAGCACCGCAAGCCGGGCTAGTAGTCCTCCGGGCGGAAGCCCAGAAGTTCTCGGATGTCGGCTTCGATCTCACAGATGCGCTTGTTCACCGCGTCGAAATTCACCGTCGCTTTGGACAGGTCACGTTCTGCGTCCGCGCGCTCGGGCATCAACGCGGCTCGCTCCTTCGTCAGCTCCACCATGCGGTCCGCCTCCAGCACCTCATCCTCGTGGGTTTTCTTTTTCCTGGTCATCTCCAGCTCCTTGGGCGCTCTTGCGAGAACAAGAGCAGCGTGCCGGGGGAATACGGGGCCTCGCTCCATTCCCCCATCCACTCCACGAGCTGGAGGAGGTTGTCGTTGGGGACCTCACCCGAGGTGTAGCGGTCGAATTCCTGGAGGTTCTCGACCAGGACGGCGCGGTCGAGACAGGCCGTCAACGCCTCGGGCGCAGTACCTCTCACCAGAATCTTGATCACGTCTCACTCCTTGGCAGGAAGTAATGGTGCTAGATCCGCAGTGGCGTCCATGAAAGCACCCGCCACCTTGGCGGTGAATTCTCGGTCGTTCATGGTCACCGTCCGCAAAGTCGCTTGAACTCCGTGCCGTTTAGTGCTGGGTCCTCCTCCTTCAATTGCAGCATCACGTACTCGACGCACGCCTCCCACTGCCTTTGCCTCGCCGGCAGGTTACGGATTCTCCCGTAGGGCTTGGCCAGATACAGCCCGTGCGCCACTGTTCGAATGGTCTTGGGGTCCACGCTCACGTCTCCTCCTCTCCGATGAACTCCCGCGCCCACGCCAGCGCTTCCTCTGACAACTCCTCTTTCACCCACTTGGTGCCGTAGCGGTAGCCGCATGTGGGGCACGGCTCGCACATGAGTCCCTCAGGGTGCTCGTCGCGGCGGGCCCACGTCCGCATGTTCCACGAGTGTGTCTTACGGCCCTGGATCGTGGTCCACTCCACGTAGGAGCTGGTGGGCTTGTCGGGGAGCAACGGCAGCTCCTCCCACTTCTCAGCACGCTGGTGCTCGCACCCCGCGTGCATATCGTTCCGGTGCCAGCGCCCCCAGATTTCCAGCAGCTTCCCCACGTCCAGGGTGGGAGAGCCGACCCACTTCGCGTTCTTGAGGGTGCTATTGATCTGCCCGCCCGAGTCACAGTCCCATGCGCCCTTCCGCCAGATCATCCCAGAAATCGACAAGCGCCGCTGAGTGTCGCGCTCTCCCCACTTCTCCCCCAGGTGCACCTTGATTTTCACCTCGGCCGGACGGGGGCGCCACTCGATTGTGCCGATCGTCTTTTCACGGTTCATGTTACGGCTCCTTCTCACAGTCGCAGCAGTCCCGCCACAGCACCGGCTGAGCCTGGCTCCCCACATTGCGCCGTCCGGTCTCCTCATGGGACACCTCGAAGCTCTCGGCTCCCTTGTAGGTGGCTTGGCACGTCCGCACCTCGGCCTTGGGGTCCCTCCAGAAGAGGCGAGACAGGAACATCTTGTGTCCGTGCCAGCACACCGCGCCGTTGCTCCAGTGCGCGGGGTTGCCTGGGCGCCGGGCCCGGTACTTATTGGTGAGGTGCCCCCTGTACTTCTGCGCGGGGAATGCCATGCGCAGCGTGAAGTTGACCCAGGCCCGCTTGGCTCCTCCCTGACTCAGATCGTTGAGCCGGAACCACAGATCCCCCGCCAGACTTTCGAGGTCGTTCACTGTCAGCGTGGTGAAGATTTTCACGTCTTACCTACCTTTCGGTAAAGCGATCGCGTGGGTGAGAGCCTGTGAGAGCCGCTTGGCGTCCTCTCGGGTCAAGGCCCACACCTCGTTCCCGAGCTGCATCACGACGTATCCGGTCAGTTCAGAATCGCTCACCACCGCCCTAGCGCCGCACTGCAAGATGCAGTCCAGCGAGGCCCCTTCGTGTTTGGGCATGGCTCAGTCCTCCCTCACGTCGCAACCCCATCCGATCTGCCCAAACCCAAGGTCGATCAGTGTTTTGTGCGTGATACCGTCAGTAATTCCGTTGTAGCGCTCCACGGCCTCCCCGAAGTCCCAGAAATCGCGCTCCAAGTTCCCGTCGCCCCGCCCCGAGACTAAGACCCGCCACTTTGGGCGCACGTTCTTACCCGTAGGTAGTAGGCCCACCAGGGCAATCAAACTGACCCGCACGCGGCCTCCCGGGTAGCTCGGGTGCCAGTCCTCCGTACTCGTGACCAATTTCGCCGCGCTTACCATGGCACACTCAACAGTTTCGCCGCCGCGTTCCCGGACTTAACCGCAAGCTCCAAGCTCCTGCGGAGATCGTCCGCCGCTTCCATTTTGAGGGAGTCGTAGTAGTCTCCTTCACCGTCGGCGAAGTTCTTCTCATTCTCAACGCTCACCCCTCCGAGGTTGGCGAAGCCCGTGAATTCCTCCCCGTTCTCCCCCGTCACCCTGGCCGTGACAGTGACAAGCGCCCAAGCCCACACGTCTCCTCGGTTCCGGCGTTCGATGATCTCGTCCTCGCACGCCTTGTCCGCCTCGTCGTCCCCCGAGGCCATCACATTGCCGCGCACGGCGATATCGTCCTGCTCCACTGACAGTGTATATTCGATTTTCATCGCATTGCCCTCACATGTAGTGAAACCACGATTAGGAAAACCAAGGCCAGCGACAAGCCCTCGGGTGTGAGCCATTGACTGGAGTGCATTACTCCTCGTCCTTGGGATCCGGCTTGTAGTAAACGACCTCCATCCACCCTTCCCCCAAGTACAAATAGCCGTGCTCCCCCCCTAGGCGTTCGCCGCACAGTAGGCAGTGCGCGTGCCTGGCCTTCGGCCGGTATGAGCGCGAGCTGGCGCAGGGATTAGCCTGCCCGAGCTTGGCGTCTGCCCGGGTGACCTTGCCTGGGTGGTACTTGGGCACGGGACAGGCGGCCTCCCCACTCGACGCGAAGGACGCGACCTTGCGCCAGCGCTCACCCTTCACAACGATGGTCCTGGGTGGGAGGTGATCCCCGTAGGACCCGGAGTCCCACACCAGCGTCGTGTAGCTGCCCCTGTACCGCTGGCGGCCAAGCTCCATGTACTCGGACGCGCCCTCGTACCAGTAGCGGGCCCATTTACGCCGGAGCTTGGTCACGATGGGGAAATGGTCGCGCTCATTCGGCCTGTACTCCATTTCCGTCCATTTGTAGGCGTACCGGAGGGGCTTCGATTCCAGCTCTCCTCCCGTGAGTCCGAAAACCCACTCCACCTGCTCGCGCTCTTTGGGATCGATTTCGGGGTAGCTCATGATTCAGACCTCCCACCCTACGAGTGCGGCTCGTACAGCGGTCTTTGTGTAGCGGGTCCCTTCGTGTTTGGGCATGGCTTCACCAGATTTCTGTGTACTCGGCTTTGCGGGACAGCCGGCCGGGGGTGTGGGTGTCGTTGTACTCCTTGCAGCGAGCGCGGGCTTCCTCCTCCGTCGCCACCTTGTCGATTGTGGTCTTGCGCGCGCCCGGGTCCGGCACCTTGTGTCCCGTGGTCTCCTCGACACGCCACCAGTTGCAAACGTAGACCCTGAAGCTCATTTTAGCTCTCCCTTCTCCACTGTTAGTGTGACAGTTCCCGACGCGCGATAGACCTCGGCTACGTCTCGAATCTGGTGGTTCGCGTCCCAGACCATGAACGTGCCAGGCCCCTTGGTCTGGCGTGTTCTCACATAGTAAACCCCCTCGCTCACCATGTGTCCGTCCTTGGTCATGAGCTTTTTGATGACGTCATGCCCGAGCCCCCTGAGAGCTTTTCGGAGTGCGTACCAGAAAGCCGACTCGTTGCGGGGGAGCGCGTCCCCAGGTTCACGGGTCACGACCAAGCGAGAGCCGCTCATTTCGAGTTTCACGGGGTCTGTCCTTTGTTGACTGAGTGTGTACCATCACAGAGCCGAAGTGTTTCGGCCCTGCATGCTGCACACTTAGGGTGTTTGGTAAATCAGGCCATCGTCTCCCACGTAGAGGTCAACCTCTCCGAAGGCATGCGCGGCTTTCGTGAGTCGGTCTCCCACCTCCCCAAGTCCTCGGTCCCAGAATCCCGCGCCGTGCCGATTCCTGGTTAACCAAAAGTCACGCCCGTTGCAGTCGGGCTCGCGAGCGTTCCCCAGGTCCTCCCAATGCTTCGCCTGAAACTGCTTGCAGTTTGAGGCCATTTTTCCCAGGGTCTCTTGGGCCAGGTCTTCCGGGTCATAATTCTTGCCGAGCGGCTCTCCTCCCGAATCGTCCGAGAATTCGGAGGACCAGAGCGCGCATTCGATGTAACCTAGCGTAAACTTGTCCAGTTTGAAGCCCTTCACCTCGCAGGTCACAAGTCGCCCCTGTCTTCCTTGCACCCGTCCAGAGTCCACACAGAGCCGTCCGTTTCGCACTCCAGGCGTTCCAACCACTGGCACTGCGAGCCATCCACATTCAGCTCGTCCACCGTACAGACGGAGTCCCCAAACTCCACGATTTCGCTCTCGTCCAAGGGTAGCTGGGGCTCATTCACAAGCAGTGCGGCCCCTGCTAAAATCGCTCCGAGCATGTTCACTCCTAGGCAGGCATTGCAGGTTTGCCGTTCATTTCCACGGGGAGGCCGGTGAATCCACCGACGGAGAACTGATTTCCAGTGTCGGAGGAGCCAGCCGAGGTTTTTCACGAGTCTCGTGTTCCCGCCGTTCGCATCACGTACGCAAGCCATGGCTCAACCCACCTTGTTCCACTCGTGCGCGTTCTCGGGAGTGAGATACCCCGATTCGTAGAGTCCATACTTCACGGGGAGCTTAAAGTCGTCCGGGCGGGTCTTCCACGTCTTGCACTTGCCAGAGACACGAATGCGCATCGGAGTCCCGTCCGCGTTCTTCTTGGTCACATGCTCGAAACGGGTTCCTGTCAGCGCGTCGTCTTTGGTCATCATGTTCACTCCAGGTTAACCGAGCTCGTTTGCAGAATCGATGAGAAGCCGAACCGCCGAACCGTCCCGACTCTTTTCCGCTGGGATCAGGACAGAGACGTACACCTTGAAGGTCTCAACCCCTACCATTGGAGTCGCTTGGCTCGTACCGCAGTGGTGGGCGTAGGCGTAGGGTCTCGCCAGCACTGCGGACCATGGCCACTCGGGGCTCTCGCGTTCGAACCCCAAAACCACGGCATTCGAGAAAGACCCCTCGAACGTCCGAACCACGGACCCCACCTTGATTTCTCCCATGCTTTCGACTGTGCGTTCCATGTTTACTCCAGGTAATCGCGGGTTGCCCGACCTACCACGTGAGAAATCACAAGCAGGACAAGGATTCCAAGTGTTATGAGCATACGTTCATTACTCCTACAGTTAAGAGCACCATGACCTGCCCCAGGTCTGCTAACGTGGGGCAGGCTTGCTACTCTGGCCTCTCTCACAGGCCTTGAACGAATGATGAGTCGCGTTCGGTGGTGGGGTTGTTGGCGTAGCATCTCCGGAAAGTGTCGTCGGTCGCTTACGCTCCATGCCCCTGTCGCGCAGTCGCACCATCCCCCTCCGTTAGGAGTCTCGCTCGCTTGGAGCAGTCGGGCTTGTACGTGTGCAGTCGGCTGGCACCGCCTCAGAGGAACCGTCCTAGACCGGACTCGGCCCGCACTCTCGCGGACCTACCCCAGCCACCTTGCGATGGCGCAGCGATTCTCGGGCGCACTCGATGTCGGAGTGCTGATGCGCCCTACTTTCCGGGGTCCTGGTCGTGCCTCGCTAACCCCTTGCATGGCGCCGCTCCGGCCGATGCACCGTTAGTGAGTAGCCTTGTCGTCTGCCCAGAGGGCAAGTCGCTTCGGGCTTGGTTCCTACGTTCGTTCATGGTCCGGGAGGGGAATGCTCCCTCGTTCCCGCGTTGACGGGCGGACCGGTGAAGCTACTCTCGAGAGTCACGGAAGGTCTGACGGCTCCCCGGACAAGTTGTGGGGCTCGGTCCTACGCTGTGAGTCGAGATTTGCCAGGTGATGCAACGGTCCTGGTATCGAACCGGAACCGTCTGGCCGCAGACGGGGCAGTCGATTGTTGGGGTTGTTGACGGCGCGAGCACCTTATCGAGGTCGTTCATGTTCCGCATCGGGAGGCCCTTGGCCCTCTCGTCCTGGAGTAGCGCCAGCTGTGCTTTGAGCTTGGCCACTGCGGAGTGAAAGTTACGGTTCCCTTCGGTTTGGCAGAGGATGGCGAGGCACTCGGCCTCTGTGAGCTGCAACGGGTCGTTCGCAGTGTGTTTCATGTTTGGTTTCCTACTACACGTGCCGTGCCAGATGGCGATCGTAGTGAATACAAGGGGTTATATAACTACCTGTTTGGGTTGTGCGTCGAGTGCTTCGCGGTTGGAGGGTGCTGGCGATCGGCGTAAGCGCTTGATTCACAGGCTGTTTATGGTACAGCGGGTATGTGCGTCGTTTAGGTGGCACACTGTGTAATGTACTACGCGCTGGCATACTACCCGTTTGGGTCTTCGGTGGGGGAGCCGAGGAGAGCCGCGAGGCGGGAGTCCTGGTCTGGACCCAAGGAGTCGAGCGCCGAACGGAGTAGATGCTGTATGAGGTCAGGCATGCGCGAGAGTGGGTGCGCGTCGAGCATCTTGCCTTTGAGTGGATATTGCAGGTTGTGAAGGTACTCGTTCGCAGCCGTCATATTTCGCTGTCTACCAATGAGATTAGCGCGGGCGAGCTGCGCGGGTGTCAGTTCACGAGGGCTGTGGAGTTGCTTACAGTGAGAACGAATGGCGTCGTTCAAGTCTCGGAGGTCAGAGTACAGATCGACGTCAGCTACGAAATTCACCTGTGGCATATATTGAGTTCTCCTGTGATTCCGTGGGGTTGCAAATGTTACAGATGACTCTCAGTGATTCACCAGTAAATACAACGATGTAGACGATTCAGTTTCTCCGAAAACTCCTTTAGGGAGATATACCTATACTACTCTATAACTTCTTTTCTCTTCTCTCTTATCTTCTGAAAAGGATAAATCATCTACAGAGATGTAATTACTCAGGTTTTTGGTTTTAGGTGTTAGAGATATACACACAGTTATAAATTCACATAACGTCAACGCCTTTCGGCTTGCGCCGACTCTGCACACCCCGAGCGGAAGCCGTGTAGAATCGGGTTATGAGCAAGAGTCCAAAACCAGAACCGATCGCGAAGCCGAGTAATCGGCGCGTGGTGTTTGCGCGGGTGTGGCTCGCCAACGGGCGCAACGGGGCAGAAGCCGCAAGGTCCGTGGGCGTCCCCACCAAATCAGCGACGCAAACCGCCGCGCGCTGGCTCCACGATCCGCAAGTCCTAGCCATCATCGCCGAAGAAGACGCACGTCTTGTCTCACAGTCACGTGCACTCACAGACAAGATGGCGCTGACTGCGGAGAACCTGGATCGAGAAACAGCGCGCATCGCGCTTCGCGACCCCAAGGGCCTGGTTGGTCCTGGGGGCTCGCTGCTCTCGCCCGATGAACTGCCAGAGGACCTGCGGCGCTCTATCCGGTCAGTGAAGGTCTCGACGGACAAGGACGGGACAGTGAACTACAGCTACAGCTTCGAACCCAAGACAGAGTCAATCACTACTGGTTACAGGCGACTTGGTTTACTCAAAGACAAGGTCGAGGTTGAGGTCAAGAGTCATGCAGAGCTTGTCATGGCTGCATTCACCATGAGTGCCGAATCCCAGAGGGCAGGGTCGCAAGTCGTTGACGTGACTGATAGTGACGAGACAAATGACGTCATTGATCGTGGGGGTGGGGGGGTGGGGGGCGTGCCCAAACTGGCGGGGGCGAGCCGAAAAACCGAGGCCCCACCCCGGGAGCCATGGGAAAAGTAGGGAATTCAGACCACTTCACTGAGAGTCACATGCGCGGAACGGTCAGAGTGTGGCGTGGCAGGATCAGAGCACCAAGACCTTGGCGCACTCCACGCCCCAGGAACAAGTTCAAGCGTTGGTGGCGCACCATCAAGAAGAAGCCCTTCCTGGTGGACCCCACCACGATGGAACTGGTACCTTTCAGCAGAGGACAGACATGACCAAAGCCCCAGCCTGGACGAAGGACGAACAGAAGGTCCTGAACCAGATCCAAAGCTGGTACAACGATCCAGTCACATTCGTGAAGCAAATGTTCGGCATCGTGCCGGACGACTGGCAGATCGACTACCTGAACCACATCGCGCTGGGCCCGGAGCCTCGCACAGGGGCCTCCGCCTGCAAGGGCCCCGGCAAGACGTGCGCCGAGGCATGGGCCATCTGGTGGTTCGTGTACACGCGGCCCGACGCCCAGGTGATTTGCACGTCCATCACCGCCGACAACCTCCGCGACAACCTGTGGAAGGAGCTGTCGCTCTGGTACTCCAAGGCCCCCGCCCTGCAACACGCCTTCGAGATCAGAGGGGAACGCATCGTCAGCCGCACCCGACCGAAGACGTGGTTCTGCGCGGCCCGGTCTTGGCCCCAGGACGCAGACCAAACCCGTCAGGCCGACGCCCTCGCCGGATTCCACGGCAAGCACGTCATGTTCGTGCTCGACGAGATGGGCTCCTACCCGCTCGGCGTGCTGATGGCGGCTGAGGCGATCTTCTCAAACAAGGACGTGGATGAGGCAAAGCTCATCGCGGCTTGGAACCCCACCTCCACCCAGCACGCGGCCTACCACGTCTGCACCCGCGACCGGGGCCGGTGGAACATCATCAACATCTCTGGCGATCCTGAGGACCCCAAGCGCTCCCCGCGCATCTCGAAGGACTGGGCCCAGGGGCTCATCGACCTGTTCGGCCGGGACAACGACTACGTCCGCGTCAACGTGCTCGGCCTCTTCCCTCTTGTGGGGGAGGACAAGCTCCTCGGACCGGACCAAGTGGCGGCGGCGCAGAAAAGGGACGTGCCTCTCAGAGCGCTCGACGGGGAGGCCAGCGTGTGGGGACTCGACGTGGCGCGCTTCGGGGGCGACAGAAGCGTCCTCCGCGAGCGCTGTGGGCCCGTGGCGATGCGTCCGCACGTCTGGCGGCAGTTGGACGGCCCCTCCCTCGCGCAGCGCGTGGTGAACGTCCTGGAGCACGCCAAGAGGTCTCCCGACTACCTCTTCATCGACGTGACTGGCGGAGCTGGAGCGTCGCCCTACGACCACCTCGTACTGATGGGCTGGGGTCACATCGCAATTCCTGTGGAATTTGGCGGGTCTGCGGACGACCCGAAGTTCTGCGACAAGCGGACGGAGATGTACTGGAGGATGGCTCACTGGCTGAAAAAGTACGGGTGCCTGCCAAAAGACAGCTCGGAGCTTGCCCAGGAGTTGACAGAACCTTCCTTCGGGTATCGGACCCGTGCTAAACTGACCAGGCTTGCGCTTGAAACCAAAGAGGAATTGCGCAGGCGAGGGGTGGCATCACCTGACGAAGCGGACGCACTGGCTCTGACGTTTTACCAAGAACGCACGCCGAAGCGGGAGTTCTTGAAGTCCATGAACGAGATCGCTCACAGGGAAGGTGGACTGATCCACACTCCTACCTGGGCGGAGAAGATGAGGAGCTGACCCAATGGGCTTTGGCGGAGAAGGAGACCATAGTAAGATCTGGGCGAACGTGATAGCGAATTCGTCCACTCAGCAGGAGCTGGCGAGTATCGCAGCTCTCACGCCCCCTAGCGCTCCTGACATGATGGACGCGCAGGTCATCCAGGCACAGATCCAGAAGAAGCGTGAGCTGGCCGGCAACTCTGGAAGCGCGAGCACGTTCATCACCGGGCCTGCGGGTCTCAACGGGCCGTCATCGTCCATCGCCAAGGACTTCATCCTGGCGAAGTTCCGCAACACCCAACCCGCGCCAGGGCAGACGGCGGACACCCAGAAGGCAGGCTCCGCTCTCGGAGGGCTGTTCTCCACCATCGACCAAATGCAGGTGGGCTTCTTCGGGAAGGCCAAGTGATGGCTGAGACGACCAGGCAGAAGGTGCTGCGGCTCTGGACGGACATGAAGCGGGCGCGGGACGAGCGTGTCCCTGAGTGGAAGGACATCGTCGAGCACATCGCGCCCAAGCGTGGCGAGTACCTGTTCACGGATCGAGCACGTGGCACGCGCAGGGATGGAAAGATCCTGGACGGGACGGCCACCCTGTCCCTGGAGACCTACCAGTCCGGGCTCCACTCCAGCGCCACCAACCCCGCCCGCGAGTGGTACAGGCTCACCACCTCCATCCCCAGCACGGCGGAGCGCACCTCCATCCGCGCCTACCTGTTCCAGGTGCAGCGGCTCGTGCAGTGGCTGTTCGCACGGTCGAACATCTACAGCGCGCTCCACACACTGTACGGAGACCACGGCGCGTTCGGCGTGGCGCCTCTCCTCGTGGACGAGGACCCCCAGGACATCATGCGGGCGTACGTGTTGCCCGTGGGCCAGTACGCACTGGCCACCTCGGAGAGACAGCAGATCGACACTTGCGGTCGGGACCTGACGTTCACCGTTCGGCAACTGGTGAAGAAGTTCGGGGAGAAGGCGTGCTCCAAGCGCGTGCAGGAGTGGTGGCGTCGAGGGGAGTACAACCAGTCCGTCAAGACCGTTCACCTCATCCTCCCCAACGAGGACTTCGAGTTCGGGCGCCTCGACGCTCGGGGCAAGCTGTGGCGGTCCATCTGGATCGAGTTGTCGGCTGACGAGAAGGACGGTGTTCTCCGCGACTCCGGCTACAAGCAGTTCCCCGTGATGGCGGTCCGCTACGAGGTGGCGGGCATGGACGACATCTACGGGTACGGACCTGGTAGTCAGGCTCTCCCCGACGTGAAGCAACTCCAGCACATGCGAGAGGCCGAGCTGGGGCTCATCGACCTCCTCAAGCAGCCGCCTATGAACGGGCCGGCGTCGCTGCGGTCGCACACGCGGCCGTCCATTCTGCCGGGGGCGATGAACTGGACGCCCGACAACACCAGCGCGAAGTTCGAGCCGTCCTACAAGCCGGACGCTGGCACGGTGATGGAGGTGCGAAACTCCAAGCTGGAGTCGCAGCTCCACGTGCGTAAGGTCTTCCACGAGGACCTGTGGCGCATGCTCGCGGACCGGCAGGCGAGCGACCCTCGCATGACGGCGTACGAGGTGTCCATGCGCCGGGACGAGCAGCTCATCCTGCTCGGGCCCGCTGTCGAGCGCCTCCACAACGAGCTGCTCTCTCCGCTCATCCGACGCGCCATCAACATCCTGGGGGAGGCCCGGCTCCTGCCGCCTCCTCCTCGGGAGCTGATAGACGCCATGAAGGCCGGGGAGGACATCAAGATCGAGTACCTCTCGGTCATGGCCCAGGCGCAGAAGACGGTGGGTCTCGGCTCGCTGGAGAGGTTCGCCCAGATCACTCAGGCCATCGCGGCCACGGACCCGACCGGCGCCACGTTCGACAAGGTGGACCGAGACGAGCTGATCGACCAGGCTGCCGACATGACCGGCATCCCGCCGTCAGTCGTGCGCTCGGACGAGGACGTGGCCCAGATTCGCATGGTGCGAGCCAAGCAGGCCCAGCAGCAGGCCCAGATGGCTGCTCAGTCGCAGCAGGCCCAGACCGCCAAGACGCTGTCGCAGGCTCCGCTGAGCGACGACTCCGCCCTCACCAGGCTGCTCCAGCAGTACGGGCCGCAGGCTGAGGGCAGCCAGGCAGGTACGCTCGGCACGGGGGTGCAGCCGTGACCGAGGAGGAGATCGTCAGGGAGGTGAGCGACTTCGAGGACCGTCAGCAGACCCAGCTCCACGACGACCTCATAGCCGTTCTGTCCACGGACCCTGGTCGTCGTCTGTGGTTGTGGATCACGACCGACGTGTGCTGTCTCAACAAGCGCATGCCGGTCGGGGAGCTGCTGGAGAGAATGGAGGGCCGGAGGGACGTGGCAGTTGACCTGTCGGAGATGCTGCATCCCTACCCGGACCTCGCTGTTGGCATTGAAACCATTCGCGTGCAGGAGGCCGCGCGAGGCGCGGAGTTCCAGGCGCGCGTTCGAAAGCTCGACGAGCTGAGGAGAAACCGATGAAGATCAAGTTCCTGATGGCCCCTGAGGGCGCTGCCGCAACGGGCGCCGCGACTCCTGCCCCGCCCGCCACAGCGACCGGCAGCGCTCCAGCCCCCGTGGCCCCTCCACCCGTGGCGCCCGTCGAGGGTGCTGCCAAGACGCCGCCTGCACCGGGCGCCACGGGAGATCTAATCGGCGGGGAGCCCGCCAAGGAGGCCCCGGTCGTGGACGCGAAGTCCTACGAGATCGCTCCTCCGGACGACCTCAAGGACTACGTCAAGGGCGTGGAGACCTACGCCGCGAAGGCGCTGGAACTCAAGATCTCTCCGGAGGCGTACAAGGGCCTCCTGGACCACCACTTCGCCCAGATGCGCGAGCAGCTCAAGGGCGTGAAGGAGGTGCAGGAAAAGAAGTTCAGCGAGACCGTGAACGGCTGGAAGGCCGAGGTCGCGAATGACCCTGAGATCGGAGGTGTGAAGCTGGCGGAGTCTTCGCAGCTTGCGACCAAGGGGGCTCTCGCGCTCGGGGGCCAGGCGCTCGTGGACGAGCTGCGGAAGACGGGGTTGTCCAACTGGCCTCCGCTCGTGCGAGCGATGCGGAACGCCGGCATGAAGATCTCCGACGACGCCATCGGAGGCAGCGGCAACTCCGGCGTGAAGCCCGACCCGACCGAGGACGAAGTCGCGGCGGAGCGGGATCGCAAGATGTTCCCCTCTCACTATAAGTAAGGAGAAGCAATGGCCAGAATGACGCTGCGGGACTTTGCCAAGAGCAAGGATCCCAACGGAGCCCAGGCTCAAGCCATCGAGATGCTGGAGCAGTACAACCCGATGCTCCAGGACGCGCCCGCGTACCCTGCGAACGCACCCTACGGCAACCGGACCACGTACCGGCGCAGTCTGCCGTCCGTCGGCACGGTGAAGATCAACAAGGGCGTGTCTCCGACCAAGAGCACGACCGACCAGCGGGTGGACACCATCGGCATCTTCTCGGGCCGGTCTGAGGTGGACAGCCGCATCGGCAAGGTGGAGGGCACGGCGGCGATGGCGACGAAGCGTCGCTCCGAGCTGAACGGGCTCCAGGAGGCGATGGCGCAGCTCGTCGCGCAGAACCTGGCGTACGGTGACACCAAGCTGGACGAGGCGAGCTTCACCGGCCTCGCTCCCCGCATGGCGTCTCTGAACGCGGGCGCGAGCGTCATCCTCCCGCAGGTGTGGTCGAGCGGCACGGTGACCGGCGGCGACGGCTGCTCCGTCTACATCGTGGACTGGGGCGAGTACGCCACGAAGCTCATCTACCCGCCCAACACCATCGCCGGCATGGACGTTGCGGACAAGGGTGAGGAGAAGGTGACGGACGCCGCGGGCGGCACGTTCTACGTGCTCGCCCAGACGATCGAGTGGTTCATCGGGCTGTCGGTGGAGGACCCCCGGCACATCGGGCGCCTCGCCAACATCGACCTGTCCGACGCGCTCCTCGACTCGCCGACGCAGGGCGTGCTGTTCGACCGGCTGGAGCAGATGATGGACATCATGCCGGCTGTCGGACCCAACCAGCGGGTGATGTACTGCCCCAACCGGCTGTACTCGGCGTTCCGCAAGCAGGCGCGTGCCAAGTCCAACCTGGCGCTCACGATGGAGCAGTACCTGGGGGAGCTGGTGCCTCACCTCTGGAACGTGCCGGTCCGCAAGATGGACCAGCTCACCATCACCGAGACCACCGTCTCGTAGTCGCAGGCCAACTCTTTCGAAGGGAGACAAGACAATGATTCTCGATCAGGGTGACGAGTTCACGGCTGCTGGAGGCGAGGCGTTCACCGCCGCCGCGGTGGGGTCGATCGTGATGGACGCCGGAAAGGCCGTGGACTGGGGCGCTGGCGAGCCCCTCTACCCGTACGTCCGGGTGACCCACGGGGCGAACTTCAACCCCACCACGTCCGCGACGTTCGACTTCATCGCGGCGGACAACGCGGCGCTCACGACCAACCCGGTCACGCTCTCCACCAAGACGGTCCTGGTGGCGGCGCTCCTGCTGGACACCCTGCACCAAATGACCCCGCTGCTCTCGGGGTCGAGCAAGCAGTACCTCGGCTTCAAGTGCACCCCCAACGGCGGAAACGCCACCACGGGTTCGCTGATCGCCGGCTTCGTGGACAAGAACGGGCGTCAGCAGAACGTGAACTTCCTGTAGCCTGCTGACCACGGGGAGGGCGCCAGCAAGGGCCCTCCCCTTTTACTAGGAGAAAACACATGGCAGCCGCTCGTTATCTGGTCGTCTATCCTCCCGGGGCTCAGGTCGAGCAGCTCGGGTTCGTGAAGGCGGGGCAGTCGTTCGAGGCCCCGAGGAAGGACTACATCCCCTCGCGTCGGTTCCGCGCCATGAACCAGGAGGCCGTGGACGGCCTTCTTCTCCTCCAGGCCTTGATTCTGGAGGAGGCGGAGAAGTACGGGGACAAGCTCAAGGAGAAGAACGTTGCTCCCGACGACTACCGGGCGGCGGCGCAGAAGCGGGGCAGCTTGAAGGATCAGGCGGCCAGCATCGACCTCAACATCTTCGGCCCGCCCGTCGAGACGGAGAACGTCCGCGACGAGGTGAGCCTGCACGAGCTGGGCGAGGCTGCTCTGGCGTCCGACAAATCCTCGTGGCGTGCGTCTGACGGAGCGTGAGCCATGGCCCTGCCCTCCACCGACTTGGAAATCGTGAACTTGGCTCTGGACAACCTGAGCCACACGATCCCCGTGGGCAACCTGTCCACTGACACCTCCCCGGAGGCGAAGGCCGCGAAGCGTTGGCTGGATGCGGACAGAGACCGGGCGCTCGGCGCGTACACGTGGCGCTGGGCCGAGCGCTGGGAGCTGTTGGTGGAAGCGGCGGGGCAGTCTCACCCGGAGTGGGCGTACTTCTACGACGTGCCGACCGGCATGGTGCCCGGGACAGGCAGGTTCCAGGAAGCGGACGAGCTGTTCGAGATCGTGCTCAACGCTGCCGGCACTGGCTACGTGGTGGCGTGCAACGTCGAGCTGTCGTCGGACACCCCGATGTTCGGGTACACCGCGAGGATCACCAACGCGGCACTGTACCCGCAGGAGTTCGTCGTCTTCTTCTCGTGGCTGCTGGCCAGCGACCTGGCGAAGCCCGTGCTCAAGGACAAGGACGGCAGGATCCGATTGAGCTGCCTGCAAGAGGCCGCGCTCGCGCTGGCGGAGGCCAAGGCGGCTGACCTGTCGGGCGCTCCGGAAGTACCCGCGCCCTCGACTCCTTCGGTGGCTTCTCGCGGCGGTCAGGCGAGGGTCACTTCGTCGGGTGGCTCTGGCGGCGGTGGTGGGGGCTCGGGCAACTACCTGTACTAGGAGGGCACGTGGGAACTTTCATCACCGATCTGACCTCTACGATATTTGTCCGAAAGCAAAAGGGAGCTGACCTCCCGCTGAACAAGGACCCGACGAAGGTAGTGAGGGCGTCGGACCTGAACGGACTGCTGGACGCCTGCTCGGACATTCGAGAGCATACGAGGGGCTACGTCAACGTCAGGTCCTACGGAGCCAAGGGCGACGGTGTGACCGACGACACCGCCGCGATTCAGGCCGCCATCGATGCGCTGCCTGCGACAGGCGGCATCGTTGTGGTGCCCGCCGGCACGTACAACACCAGCGCGCCGCTGGTTCTGCCAGCTCCCAGCGTCGCCTTGATCGGAGAGGGGGTCAAGACGACCGTCATCCGGAAGACCACTCACGGCGCCGGCAGCCTATCACCCATCACTCTGGCCACGGGCAGCGTGGACAACTACGTGGTGGACGCGGTGGTCATCATCCGGCCCCCGGACGACGACGAGTTCGCCAGGTACGTCACCATCGAGGACATGACGATCACCAGCTCGACGACGGTCGGCGTCGCGTACGGCATTTACGCCCCGCGCACGAACCACCTGTCGCTGAGGCGGGTATTGATTCAGGGGTACTACTCCCAGAGCGCCACCACGATCACGGCTCCCTACGTCCAGCCTGCGGTCGGGTCCACGGTCAGCGTGTCGATGGCGACCACGGCCTGGATGGTCGCTGGCGAACAGATCCTGATCAACGGCGGGGGCTACTACACCATCAGCAGCGTCACGGACGGCACCACGGTCGTCGTGAAGAACCTGGGCACCCAGAACACGGCGCCGGGCAACACCGTGAACAGCGCAGGAGTGATCCTCCAAGGCAGCGGCTTCTTCACCTTCAACACCTGGATGAGCATCTTCGAGAGGGTGGACGTTCAGGAGTTCCCGGTCGGATTCAACTTCCAGGACGACGGGGGCCACTCGACGACGGGGACGAGCTGCACCTTCAAGTCCAGCTACGCGCGCACCGCCACCCAGGCAGGGTTCAGCCTGTACGGCTTGTACTACTCAACGTTGAATAGCTGCGGAGTAGACTACGCAGGCGCGTCCGTCAGCAGCATCGCGTCGGGCCACAAGGCGTACGGCTACAACCTCAACTACTGCAACGGCCTGGTGCTGAACGGGTGTGGTACGGAGCTGTCTCAGGGCTGCGTTCTGCACGTGGGTGGCGGCAACGTGGCGGTGAACGGCTTCTACTGCTACCAGCCGTATGGAGCGACGTTCTCGACCACGACCGGCCTGATCGAGATCACGAACAACGCCCAGGTGACGATGCTGGCTTCCAACTTCCAGGCGATCATCACAGGCACTCGGAACGGTGCGGCGTCCCCCGGCAACATCAACAACGTGATGGTGTGGGCCGGAGGGCAGTTGGTGGGACTCGACTCCGTACGTCCCACAGGAGGCTCGGCGTACGCGAACTACACGACGGGCGCGAGCGAGGAGTGGATAGCGGGCGTCGTTCAACAGCACTACGGAACGCTGACCACCGGAGTCGGGCAGGCCCTCACCACTTGGAAGAGTGGTGCGGCTCTCGCAGGCTACAGGCAGGTCTCCGTGAACGGAACCACGTACTGGGAGCCGTACTACACCGCCCCCACAGGACCGTGAGACATGACCAAGATCCGCCAAACAAACTTCGCTGCCGGTGAGTTCTCTCCCAGTCTCTACGGGGCCGACGACTTGGAGGCGTACCGTTCAGGAGCGCGCACGCTGAGGAACGTCCTGGTCACCAAGGACAGGACGTTGCTCACTCGTCCGGGCACCACGTTCTGCGGCGCAGTCAAGGACGAGACCCTGCGACCCGAACTGCTGCCCTTCGTGTTCTCGGAAGACCAGTCGTACGTGATCGAGTCGGGTGACAAGAACTTCCGCATTCGGGCTGCGCAGAGCGGGGGGGTACTCAAGGCCCCGGGGGTGATGGCTCTGGGCACGCTGGACGGTGGGACGCCGCTGCGCTGGAGGTCGACGGACACTGGCACCACGTGGACGACCCCGGCGTCACCGTCGTCTGGTTCATTTTACGGATCTTGTGAAGCGGCCAACGGACGAATTGTGGCTGTGGGCCCCGCAGGAGCCGCGTACTTGTCGGATGACGGAGGGGACACTTGGAGGTCGGTAGCGATGGGGGCGGACAGCCCCGTGGCTGTGGCATTCAACGGTCGTACTTTGGCGGTGGCGGGTCTGGAGCAGGTGGGAGTTTCCACTGACAACGGTGAGACTTGGTCGGTAGTCCCCGTCGCAGGGCTGAACGGGTTTGATGTCGCGTGGGGAAATGGCAAATGGATCTTGGTAGGTAAAAGTCCAAACGCTAATCCCGCTCTCGGTCAGGCGCGGTATTCGTACTCCTACGACGGACTGACCTGGGGCACCGCCACAGCGCTTGCCGGGCTCGACGTGGCGTACGCAGCGTCAGGTCTGGTGTGCGTGTGCTTCGTGGCGGGAACCTTCGTGTGTGGGGGCCTGGCCGGCACGCTCGGGCTGTTCGCGACCGTCGGGGTGCTCGACGCAAATGCCAAGTGGGAAACTGCGGGGGCTACGATCATATTCGGGGCCGCGACAGACGGGAGAAGCAAGGTGACCTTGGTGGGAGGCACCTACGGCCCCAACAACAAGAGTCGAGTGTGGACGTACGACGTGGCCAGCGGAGTCTTGCCCGCGCCAGTGGAGCTGGCGACAGTCACCACGGACGACACGCTTAACGCAGTGTGCTTTCACAGAGGTGCCTGGATAGCTGTCGGGTCTAAAGGAGTTGTCAGATACAGGCTCGAGGCCTCCCCGACCTGGGCGTACCAAGTCAAAACGTCATCGTCCTCGTTCAGGACTGTGTGCTCAGGAGCGGGCACCGAGGTTTTGGAGGTGTCCACTCCGTACACTGTGGGCGCGCAGCTCAACCACGCGCAGTCGGGCGACGTGCTCACCCTGTTCAACAAGTACCTCCCGCCGAAGGAGCTGCGTCGGTACGGTCTCTT